ATGTTTGGATGGATTGTTTTAATTGTATTTTCTATTGCGGCTTGGTTATTATGGGAATCAGATAAAAATGGTTGGGCTTTGATGAGTCTCATTGGTGTAATTGTAGGGATAATGATGATATTTAGTATTGGACCGTTTAAATGGCCCGGTTATACCAATCCTGAACAAGCAATTAATTTTGCAGCCAAGAGAGATCAACTTAATATCACATTGTATACCGCTGATGATGTGGTTGGTGCAGGCCCTACTGCTGGTAATGCAATATATATTTTAGAGAACACACAAAAAAAAGGGTATGTATTTAAACACGATGGCAAATATTTTTACTTACTTGAAAGGGTAACGTATATTGACAACGTAAATGATCCTACAAGTAAATACTCATATGCAGTTGATGCAATTCCTGTAGATCAGAAGGGGGATATACCGGGAGATTATAGAAGTGTAAACATTCAAGAATATACAGGAGGGCATGCAAAAGAGGCTGTCGGGTTAAAACGCTCAGATCTCCCATTTTAACACAAATTTCATACCCGGCCGAAATTTCTCTTTTTTCTTGATTTTCTACTACCCGAGAACTATCTGTCTATGCCCACGCCTGCCCCGCGTGAGCATTTTTTTGCAAAAAAATAGCCCGTACCAGCCGAAGCCGATACGTGTTATTTTATTTGATAAGCAACTTGTTACCAGGGTGGATCATTGAATAGATCGTTTTACCATTTTGCGTTGCCAACGTATATACGTTCAGGCCGTTGCGTTGAGCAATCGCCCACCATGAATCACCGTACTTGACTGTATAATACGTGTAAGAATAACCAGCTTTAGAATACCACCTGCCAATTGCCAGTAATGTATTTTCACAGTAGTGAGTATTAAAGTTGCACGATTTCTCATGTATTCCTATGATAATAATGGAACCTAGTAATAATCTGGTTTCCTCTTTCGCTAAGATACTTTCTCTTATGTATTAGCCGTCTGCCTTTACAGCAGGCGGCTTTTTTCGCAAAAAATCCCCCACGCCGAAGCATGGGGGACTAGAACAGTTCACGATTATTATACTACTTTTGGCTTGCTTGTGAGGCGGATTCTGACGCCATTTCAGTGTCAGAAGCTGCAGAACTATTCACTGCAGCGACTGTGGACGTTGGTGTTTGCGCTTCGTCAGCAACCGCATTAGCGGTCGCTTCGACTTGACTTTCCTCGTCACTTTTAACTGTTGGTACTGTCAATGTTTGAACGTCAGTAATAACGCCCAGCATACCAAGGATCGTTAATACAGTGTTGATAACGGCAACAATGGCTGACCAGTCACCGGTAAATTTAATACCAAACATGGCAAAAACTTGTTGAACTAACACAATTAATAACGAAATAATCCCAGCAATCAATTTTCCATTCAAGCTTCCGTCAGCATTCTTAAAACTAATTTTTTTCATTTCCTTTGGCCTCCTTTTCATATAGGTGTTTAAATTCAATGTCATGACCATCTAACCGGCCTTCTACCTTAATGACCCGATTTTCAATCGCGTTCATTGTGTCGGAGTTTTGCTGTCGTACTTTTAAACTTTCATCGGTAAAACGGCTAAGCCGCTTGCCTAAATCGTTAAGCGGGATACGGACCGTCTTATTGAGAATCCAATTAGCTAATACACAAATACTAGTGACAATGGCAACAATCGATCCCCATTCATCCCAGCCTAATCCTAATAGTGTATGCAATTACCGCACCACCAATCGCTGGCCAGGATAGATAGTGGTGTAAATCGTCTTGCCGTTCTGACTAGCTAATGTAGTCATGCTCAGGCCGTTGCGCTGTGCGATTGTCCACCAGCTGTCGCCAGACTTGACTGTGTAATACGTATGACTAACCAGCTGACCAGTAACTCGCTTCCCGTAGGCTGGCCCGTTGGTGACACCTAGCTTGATAAAGCCATATAGGCCGTTTGAACGGGTATAGCGTGCCCATACATAATCGTGTTCAATAATAACAGCATTGTAAATTACACTCTCGCCCTTGTAATAGGTAGCCACTTGGCTAACTTTGTCGCTATCCGTGTATCGTACAGCTAGTGCCTGATTAGGATAGAACACCCCTCGCTGGTTGTATTTAACGACCTTAAAGGTGGCCTTCTTAGCTGCCTGAGCCTGCTTAACGTTGGCTTGAGCTCGTTTCTTGCTAGCAGCCGTGTAGCCTGACTTGGTAATACCTGTTAAGTCAACATTGCCATCTAATCCACCTGCTTTATACATGCTGGTGAATTGGAAGATAGCAATGCCGTTCATGCTAGGGAACCAGTTATAATCCGGCTTAGTTCTAACCAAGTAGTCCGGATACTCAGCTAGCCATAGGCAATTACCATAGGCACGTACAATAGCAGCCACATTAACATGAGCATTGAGGTAGGCCTTGCCGGAGTATAGCATCGGTGTATAGCCAGCCGCTCTAATGAGGGCCATTTGAGCTAGAATGACATTAGTGTTGGCTGTCACGCTATTAGAAGCCCCGTCCTCATAGTCTAGTGCGACAATACTACCTTTGGGTGTCTTAACTCGTGGCAAGTAATAGGCCATCATCGCCTTGGCGTTGATCATATTGCCACCGACACCGTCCCATAAATAGGTGTGTACCCGTTTACCAGCCTGTTGAGCACTAGCCACTTGACTAGCATATGTGGTCTGAGGGATATTAGTCCCACCATAAAAACCACCCGCCTGCGAGAATACAAACTTATCGGTGCTATATCCGAATACACCACTATTGCTTTGAAACTTAGACCAATCAACCCCTTGGTCACGGCTAGTTGAAGCCTGACTGGTAACATTGCCCAATAAAAAGGCCATAAAAATAGCGCCCACCATTAAGACGAGTGCCTTCAACTTGCGCTTATTCAATTGTCTACCTCCTATTGTACGCTGTTATTATCTACGGTAGCTGATGCCTGTGCCACTTTGTAGGCTGTAATTGCATCAGATACTTGAGTAACCTGAGCTTGGGTAATCAGTGATTTTACTAGATAATTTCCAGCGTATACAGTTGCTAAGTCTGATGGAATCAATCCATTGTTAACACTGTCAATTAACCCTTCTGTTAAAAATTTGCTTAAATCAAAACTCATTTCAAAGAACCTCCTAGTGCTACAATAGCTGCTTGTATTTTTGCGTAATCTGATTGTGTCAAAATTTCTGTTGGATTAACTGACCAATCAGTAGCGTGAGAACCGAGTTCAAGCTTGACGAACTTAATATAAATGTCTACTACACTACCAACGGGATTGAAATAAATATTAAAAACGTCTGTGATGGAAGCCGCCTGCGCTGTTGAACCAATCTTAGAATAAGATTTAGTTGAAATTGTGCCAAAATAAGAGATTGATCTATCTGCAAGCCCAAGCCACATGATTTCACCAGTTCCTTTTACCAATACTGAACTGGTCGTTACTTGATTTTGGTTAAAAACTACTGGCCTACAATATAAACCACACACATTGCCAGTTCCAGTGATATGAATACAAGTGTCTCCGTCAGAATCAGTTGTTACTGCTGCTTTGCAATCTGAATTAGTTCCTGGATTTACCGACCAATGGTCTAGTCCAGATGAAAAATCAGAATTAGTTATTAAATTAGTCCCAACTGCACTGTTATCAACCTGCGTTTGAAGATTAACAAAGGCTGGTGCTGCGGTCAAGCCAGCATTATCAACAGTACCCGTATCACCTTTGTCACCCTTGTCACCCTTTTGTGAAACAAGGTAAAAGTCTTTTGTTGTGCCATCAGTATAATTTAAAGTAGCTTTCATCCACAAATATGGATTTGTAATCGTTGTAGCAACGATACTGTTTGACCAAGTTCCTGTTGGAGAAGTAGTTGCGCTATTTGAAATTTGATATTGAATTGTAGTTGAAGAAATGCCTGTACCAGTTTTTCCTTGAATACCTTGAGGACCCTGAATTGGACCACAATCTTTCCACGCTCCACTAGTATAAACATAAAGTTCCTCATTGACTAAATAACCATCACCCTCATTTGCAGTGGTTGGTAATGCAGAAACTGAAGTAACTTGTCCTTTAATATCAAGTCCTTCGCCAGGGTCGCCCTTAGCGATTGTGCTTGCGGCTTTATTCATTGCTTCCACAAAGTCATCAAAAGCAATCGTTGTAATACTCGCACCCGATTTGCTTTCAATGTTGCTTGTTACGGTAAATGTGAGTGGATTACCACTAGGATAAATACTGGTTCCATTCGAATTAATCACCCAGATTTCCAAGTTGTATAAATCAGGCGGAAAATTATCCAGCGTTGACTTTTCAAACGTCAAATTAATTTGACCTGCGTGCAGATCTGAAGAACTATCCAAACTAATGGGCTGTTCTCTGAGATAACCACTTTGATTACCAATCTTAGCAATAATTGACTCTGAACCTGTCAGATCAACGGCCATATCTCCATTTTTGCAAATTAAAGTAAAAGTTGTTTCGTCATCGCCTACTTTAACCTCTTGTGGTGTTTGATACGCAAAATCAAGTGTCTTTGCCATATGCTATATTCCCTCTATTCTTCAATAAGTTGGTTATAATGATCAACCGTAATCATTTAATCTTCCTTTCTAAACGGTTGTTCCTGTCGCGTCTACCCAGTTCTTGCCTGTGTACCATATTGGCTTGTTTAAGCTAGTGTCAAAATATTGATAACCTGCGCTAATGCCAGTTGGTCTAGAAACTGTATCACCTGTTGACAAATGCACAATGGCCTCTGCCTGATTCATAATGTCTTCAATCGGTGTAATATAGTCCGCTGGGATTAATCCAGATATAACTTTGTCAGCAAGCACTGTCATATCAAATTCTAGGGTGGCAACGCTGTCGCCATCACGCATGATACGAAAAAACGCCTGCACATAGCTACCAACTATGGCAAACGCTTGTTTTGGCATATCGAATCTAAACTGTCCCGTTAGCGGGTCTAAAATGACACCATCCCAATTATCATAAACACGAGTTGTATTATCGGGTAATAAGCCCTCAAAGACAATATTGCAACCCGTTAAATCAAATGGCGTTCGATCGCCATTTAGCACATTAACAAACACTTGCCGCATGGCGTTTTCATACTGACGAGCCTGAACCCAATTTGAGTTACTTTTAGCAAAATCGATTTTAAAATTTTCAATATCTTTAACTAAATCTCGGCGATCATTGTCGATGATAAAAGTTAATTCCATTTAAATCACCCCTTTTTACGAGTTGCCAACATCGGTGCCGTTAATCTGAATCCAATGCCCCCACACAGCCGGTGCTCCAGATTTCTCTCGAAAATACATCTCACTGGCATTGGTATATAAATGTTGCGTGATGACATCACCAAAATTCTCTTGATCGAGTGTGCCATACCGTTCAAACCCTTGAATTGTCTTGGGACCATTCTTCCAAGCCAGCATACCACCAAAACCATAGTGACCAGAAGTATTGATAGTGTTTAAATCAACATTAGTCACATCCAGTTTTTCTACCACGGTGGCAATATCTTCGTTGGCTAAGCGATATTCGTGTTCAATGCTCCCAGATTCAAACATCACATTGCTAATGGTATATGTCGCAGCGCTATTATCAATGGTGAACCTTAGTTGGTCACCGGTAATCACATCACGTGGCATTAGCAACACGACGGAAACATGTTGTTTCCCATTAATAAACTTCTGGCTAAAAGAATAAGCCGACCAAGCACCACCACCCAAAAAACCAGCAAATAGATTGCCATTATCAGCCTGTTGCACGTCAAGGTCAAAGGACAAGCGAGTTGCGGCATTTTGCTTTAAGGTACCTAAAATGCGGTTAGACAAATCGTATTCAGTCACAATTTGCCCAGATATATTTTGACCAGTAAACGTAAATGGCTGATTACCACCAATGACGTAATTTACACCACCTTTAGCGGGTTCTTCAAACGCGCCGACAATGCGATAAGGTGTCGCTGGGTTATTCAGCCAGCTGTCATCGGAACCATAAGTCATTAAGGTTACTGGTCGATCATAGTCCGCTAATGTCCATGATGGAGCACCGCTTGGCGCATAGAAAGCCTCATTACGATTGATAACAATCTTAGAACCAGAACTGTCCAAAATAATGAAGTGAATTTTAGAAACCCCTTCGTTATTATCCATGTGCAAGTTAACGACAGCATTAATTTTTTGCCCATATGGCACGTAGTAATAATATTCCAGCCCTTGTCTTGGATAGAGGTCATTAACCCCATCTTTGAGCGGTATCATTGGCAATGACGTCCGAAAGTTAGCGACACCACTGCCTAATGTGGCTGGGCTATAATAAGCGATAGCCTTTTGCACAATGTCACTGGGCTGTTGATTTTGTTGATCCAACGGCAGCACTGTGAAGTGTTGTGTTCGGGAACCATCACTAGCAGTCACTGACTGTTCGTTTTTCCAATTAACACCGTCCGCAGATTCCATGCGCCAACTCGTATATGTTTCAAAGCCATCAGCATAACAGTATAGCTGCCCGTCAGCGACAATTAGCGATGGGCCTTCGCAATGTTGAGTAAAGGGAATATCAGTGACATAGTTAAACGGTCCTTCAAACTGATCTGCTTGATATAGCTGAATCTTGGGATCAAAATCTGGCAGCCCGTAGTGATAACCATACTTCATCGCTAACCACCACTTGCCATTGTAATAGGTAGCGGTTGGGTCAATATTGTTCTCGTACTCATTATTATTATGATAGATCATCTTTTGCCAAGGCGTAAAGTTAAGCGTGTTAGTATCAAGACAACATTGATAAATGCAATAATCAGAACCACTATTCCAAAAGCCGTTAGTGCCACCAGTCCCCATTAAATAGAGTTTATTACCGTCAATAACCCATTCTGGTGCCCAATTAACTTTTCCTGGAACAATTTCAGGTAGTTCAAGCTTAGTAAAGTTAATTAGATCTTCGGAATAGCAAACCCCCCAAGTATAAGCCAACCAAAATTTACCATTAAACCAAGTAATGCTGGGGTCCCGAATGGTTCCCACGGCTTCAATCTTAGATTTGTTAATCGGATTAAAATTTAAATAATCGTTTGTCCAATACAAGTCAAGCGAATTAAAATTATCGCCGCCAAATGCTGAGATAATTGCTTTAAATGGGTAAGGTTGTGCAACCGTATATTGCCCAGTTTGATAATCCTGTAGAACCGTCCGCAAGACAACTTTAATGGCTTCAGAATCAGTTCCCATAATGATCCGATTAATACGGGCTTGTAATGATTCTGCCTGTTCTTTTAAGCTCTCGGATAACTTTTCATCAACTCCATCATTGATAGTGGCTAATTCTTTAGTAATTTCATCATACTTCTGTAAGTATCCCTGAACTATCGTAAAATTATTTGCTAACTTTACATACCAGCTATGATCAAGCGGTAGATTTGTTAATTCATCAGTTGCTAGTTCATCTTGTTCCATTGTCGTTCACCTTCTTCCACGTTATATTCCCATCATTATCAATAGATGATTCCCAAACAGTGCCATCTGGGGAAACTAATTGATTGTTAGTTTTCAAAATTTTGTCAACTTCTTCTTTAGTATAAAAATCTGTAACATCCATAGTTGGAATAGTTGGTTTGTTAGCAATATCTTCCCATTTTATTGGGAACTTCTTACTAATAATATCAACCGCATCAGCTAATATTTTTACTGCGTTTTTTAATGCAATGCTCATGAAATTTCACCTAATTCGTTAAGTTTGTCGATCGTATCATCATCAGTGATTAAATCGCCATCTTGTAGATCACTTAATGCTGTCTGTAATTGAGTCACTGTTTTACCAACGTTATCATGAGCATTAGTAATGTGTTTAAACATGGCAACATTAATGTCATTAACGGCCAAACTAGCATTATCAAACGTAATCGTTGGTAATGAAAACTGATTAAACGGATTGCGTTCATAACCGTTAAGGGCTACGGTAGTTTGCCAATCAAGATTAGGCATGATTAGTTTTACCGTTTCACACTGTCTAATAATTACATTCCAAGCGGTAGTAGTAAGTGTTGCAATTGGTTGCGCTTGAACTGTTTGTTGAGCATATTCAGTCATAGATCCTTGATCAGTAAAACGTTCATCACTGAGAGAATCACCACGTTGCAGCCCCCACTTTTTCACACTGTCATCATCACGATAAGTAAAATCAACTTGATACTTAGTTTGTGAATCGTTAGTTCCGCTTCCTTGATCAATTGGTTTACCTAAGCAATGAGCTTCATTAACCAAGCTAGTTGTATCGAGTGACAACTTAACGTCTTCAACATCATGTTGATAAAACAATGTATCAATAACAGGTTGCTGTTTTAGATATGTTGCACTATAAAAAATAATTTGTTGGTTGTTAATAACATAACTGGCATCAAATTTACTGGTATAATCTTGCAAAAACTTATTGAATGATGAATTACCGAGATTTTCGATTTGAGTTGTAGGAAAATCACCAATAAATTCAGCTGTAACCCCTTGGTCGTTATTGGCGAGCATAAAATTGACTGCATCGGATAATCCATAGGTTAGTGTTCCAGTTTTGACATTATCTTGACGAACATTATTAGCCAATCGATAGAATAAGTGACTAGCTGTGACCTCATAAACAGATAACCCTCCAGAAACTGTCTTGGTACACTGTGTAATAACATAGCTTTGCCCATCATATTGAATGATATTCTGTACGTCTAACAGTTGAATAGCCTGCTCGTAAGCCAAACTATCAGTAATGGCAAATGTCACTTGCCACCTTTCGTTGACCGTCCAAGATTCTTTAAATGTCTCTTGCAAGTCAGCTAGTGGCAACCGTTCTCTTTGCTGGTTAAGCCGATCACTGATAGTTAGCTTTGGATATTGAACCATCAATTTAGATACTTGAAATAAAAGCTAACAGTACAATTCAAATCTTGACAACCAGTAATCTTGAAATGATTGTTACCGCTGGCTAACCGGATAATACCGTTGTCAGTATTAATCCCAGCTGCTTGCCCATTAATTTGTGGATTTACGCCAATTAGCTCAAACGTATCCCCCGTTGCTAATGGCTTCGTACATGTAATTGCATCGCCAGTCGTTGTGTTAGCGATTGTAGGCGAACCAATACCGGTCAATGTAATATCCAAATAATCGCCCTGCACCAAGGGATCAACTGGTAGTTCACCAATATTATTGACATCAAATTCAGATGTGCTGAATACATAATTTACTGTATCAGTTGGTAGCCCTAAGCCAATATTTGGCATCTCACTAATATGAGTTGACGGCATAATACTTTGTGCAACCCCAGTAAAGTTATTTAATGTAACAGTGATCATCATCATCTTGTCACCATAATATTCAGCAGTAATTGTCTTTTCACGAACGTGATACATGCGACCACCACCATTATCAAAGGCAACCCAATAATTATGACGCCGTATTAGAAAGTTTGATAGTGACTGGAAAGTTAGTTTTTCATCAGCATCACCGTGGCAATAGGCAATAAACTTCAAAACTAGATCACGTTGACCCAAGCGGCTACTAGCGAGCTGTTGACCATCGCGTGTACCTGCAGTTCGATAGGTATCGGCGATTACTGGTGGCAACCAATCAAAATCAATTAGATACGCGTTACTTAAATTGGGATCATCAAAAATTGATTGCCAGACTTGACCATCTTCACTCAAAGCGAGTTCAATCGGATCAAAACCCAACGGGTTCGTATATTCGCCAAATAAATAAGCGTGCGGTTTATCCGTACGCTCTGAAAACACTTGCATATTAACCTCCTAACTGTTCTGCATTCTGAATGTCTGAGCGTCTTTTTGACGCAACTTAGCAGCTAAGTCGTCTAGTAACTCTGGCTTCTTATCAGCAATGATTTGCAACAACGCATTGGCTTGCCGCAATAATGAATTAGTCTCTGCATTATCATCTTCGCGATTGTTAGTAGCCTGAGTTGAGACGGGTTGAGCACGCATAGTTGTATCCATTGCCTTAGCTAACAGTGGATAAGCCGTGACATCATAAGGATTAATTACAAACTCATGGTGTTGGCTATTATCGCCAATGATTGCATTTTGCTCGTCAAAGACTTCGCCACCGTTAGCAAAACGGCGACTACCTTGTGGGCCACTATGCAGCCAATCAACCTTTGGAACGCCCCAAATAGAAGTATGCCCAATACTGTTTCGCCAATCGGAGTTATTAAAGAAAGCTAACAGTTCATCGAGCGGATTCATCCGATTAGTATGTCCTGGCATCGCAAAAGCGGCAAATGTTCCTGGCGTATATTGCAAGATACCACCGGCTTCATTACCCCCACTATTCATATCATGAACAGTTTGGATAACAGATCTACCGCCAGATTCACTCATGATAGTCGCTTGCAAAAGATCACTAAATCCTGCCGGAAGACTGTCAATACCCATCATCTTAGCAGCTTTATCAATTAAGCCTGGATTGTAGTGACCAGCCTTACCATCAGATACTTCCAGCTTTTTTTTGGTGCTATTTAGCATTTCCTTGAATTTGTTCACTGCTATGCTTGATAACTTGCCAATGGCACCACTAGCTAATTCACCAAAACTAGCTGCCCCTTTAAATAGACCATCAGTAGCTTTATGAAGTAGTTTTGAGATATTTCCAAGTGGATCTTTTAAAAACTTATCAACAGCCTTGGCCTTATCGCCAATCCATGATCCAATGTCGGATAGCTTACCCTTAGTCCAATTAATCGCATTGCCAACAATACCACCGTGTGCATAATGATCGACACCTGCAGACGCCATGATAGCAGCTGTTTCATCGCCATTGTATACTCGCGTGCCCGCTGGCAAAGGTAGCACTGCATTACGTTGATGCGTCATTTTGAGTTCGCCAGAAGGCAGTTGTAACAGTTCCTTCCAGTTCTGACCGGCACCATCGTTAACCATCGATAGACGAGTATGCACGACACCACCTTGAGCAAATTTAACTGGCTCTAAATGGTGAATGCTGGTTTTATGACCAGTAAAGAATTTCCAAACTGAATCAATTGCATCAACGCCAGCATTAATAACGCTCAAAACGCCGTTAATACCGTCTTGTGCGGATTTCTTGATGCCTTTCCAGACGTCACCGAAAAAGTCGCTTAACCCTTGCCACATTGAATGCCAAACACTGCTAATTGAGTCTAAAACATCATTAATATGTGATGATAGCCAATTGGTAGCTGTCTTAGCTATTTTACAAATTGCGTCCCAGATATTGCTGAAAAAGTTGCTGATACTATTCCAAATAGAATGCCAGATTCTTTTAATCAAATCTAGCGCATCTTTAATTGCGTTCCAAATTGCTTCAATGATTGGCAGTAGCAATGCTTTCATGCCTCTCCATATAGTGCCAAAGAAACTACTAATTGCATTCCATACTATGTGCCAAATTGAACTAATTCCTTTTAATTCAAGATGAATGAATTCTGAAATGGCTTTAAAGATTACTTTAACTATTGAATAGATTCCCTCCCAAATAATATGGAAAAATGTACTTATAGCCTTCCAAACAACTTTCCATACATTAATTACTGGGGTGAAAATAGTTTTCAAGAAATTTACTAACTTTGACCACAGATCCTTAACAGTTTTGATGGTAGCTTTAATTAGGTTGGTGAACGGTTTGATAAAAGGCTTTAGGATAAGTGCAGCTAGTCCAACAGGAAGTAAAAAGGCATACATTAATACTTTGCCGAATCCCTTTAGAATGTTTCCAATCGTTTTTAGTACCTGCCTAAAACCTTTCGACACCGTCTTTATGATATTGCCAATTTCTTTACCAATGGCTTTTTCCCAGCCAAGCTTCCCTGTAAAAAACTTTTTTACAGTATTTAAAGCCTTTTGAGCACCCTTAATCAGACCTGAAAACCATTTTCCAGCGCCTTTGAATGTGTTAGAAATATATTTTCCTATCTTGCCAAATGTACTGGTAACAGCTTTCCAAATGCCATTAACAAAATCTCTAAACTTCTTGTTGTGCTTATATAGTTCATATAGTCCAACACCAATTGCAATAATAATTGCCGGAATTAATAGCCATGGTGTAAAGGCCGCACTTACCAGCCTTCCTGCGATAGTCGTTAAGTGTAATGTATCATTCATTTGCTTGAGGGCCATAACAGTGGTTAAAATCTTTTTGGCAACAAAAAATGTCGTTAGTGTTGCAGCAATGGCTTTAATGGCACCATTGTTATTTGCTAAAGTCTTTAATCTTGAAGCTAAACTTCCTATTGATCTTGAAGCAGTTTTACTGTTATCAGAAGCCTTTCCTAACGGATTAATCAAATGGCCTAAAACCGTCACAACGTCTCCAATCATTGAACTGAGCACTTTAAAAGCAATAGTTAGACTGCTCTTAACAATGCTGCCAAACGCTTTGATATTACCAGCATTTTTGGCAAGCCAAGCTGAAAGCTTGTCGACTGACTTACCAGCGTTTTCAACCATCTTATTTAGGGTGTTTGTAAAGCCCTTACCAGTGAAATTATCGCCAGCAAAGGCTTTAGTAACCGTAGCGAATCCTTTGCTTACCTTGTTGCCCAAGCTTTTGAATAAATTTTCGGTATGAGTTTCAGAAACCCATTTAGAAATGGTGCCAAAAATTGGGTTTTGCGCTTTGAGTAGCGGTTGCTCAATGTCACCTAGAAGTTTCGGCATTTGTGCTTTAACCGTCCGTTGCATACCAGTCATGGTCTTCAGCATATTGTCGGCCGCTTCACCATACTTATGATTACCTAATTCAGTAAAAACGCTCTCAAGGTCTTTACCAGTGATTTTTCCTTGACTAGCCATATGACGCATTCCGGCAACGGTTGTATGTTCATGTTTGGCTAGTGCTTCATCAATCATTGGAAAATAAGCGCCTATTTGATTTAATTCGCCGGCAGACACCTTACCAGTAGCTAATCCATGAACCATATCCTGAGTTACTGACTTCATTTGATCACCAGTCAGCCCGACAGCATCACCCATATTCAGCATGGCTTTTGACAAGTCATCGGCTTCAGATTTACTGGAGTGTAAATGGTAAAATCCTTGTTCTAGCTCGTTAACTAGATCACTAGCTTGACCAGTTTTCTTACTTAAATCATTGATTGTGCTGACCATACCTTTGGCTTGATTAGCTGATCCAGTTAAAGTTGTCCATGTTTGTAACATAACCTGCTGTTCTTTGTCAAAATCATAGCCGGCCTTGGTTGCTTCAACAATGCCGTCTTTAACTTTGTCATAAGCGCTGTACAGTGCATTACCAACAAATGTGCCTTCGATAATGTCACGCAAGCGGTGGCCGGTTTCACGTGTTTTCTTAGCGCTTTCGTTAAACTTTTGAAATCCCTTACTGAAGCCATCTTTTACTTTTAGCAGTAATGAATGTTCTTTTGGAGTTTGCTTAATTCGCTCACTTAGATGTTTGAACATATCGGTGAACTTATTCTTAGCACGCAAAAGTACAGAACGCTCCTTAGGGACGTCCCGCACTTTGCGTGAGAAGATGCCAATATTTTCATCGTTGATTTTAGACTTTAATGTCGTCACAACATCATGTGGAATCTCTTTAAGATGGTCAATTAGGCCACTGATCTTTTCACGGATTGAATTGCTTGAATTAGTGACTTGGTCTTTATACTCATTAAAGTTAGCTTTAGCTTCGTCCATCGCTTCCTTCTGTTTGGAAGCGTAGTTGTGCCACTTTTCGCCACTCTCACTAACTTTAGATCCCATGTTAGCAGCAGCATGAACTGCTTCGTCCATCGCTTGGCGGGCATTAGCAACCCCTTGGCTAATCTGATCCATAAACTTCCACACAAATGTCTTTTCAACAACTGCACTCATTAATCGGCCTCCTCTCTGTCAGCTTTTGCTTCCATTAATCTTCGATACATAGCCATTTGAGGCGTATCAGGTTGTCGTTCTTCGGTAGTTCGATAATCAGTTAATTTGCTAATTTCATTTGCAATTTGTTCATCGGACCGTTCTACGACTTCGTTTAATGGTTGACTTAGTTCGATACCATAAGTTGCCTGTGGCATTAAACGAGCGTGCATTTGTTCGCGTTGCTGATTAAGCATGTTAACCTGATAACCATGCCAAACAGCTTTAAACTCAGCCGGCGTTAACTGTTCTAATTGTTCTGGAGTTAAGCCTGCGCTTCGGGCATAACTTACTGCGGTGTACCAGGTTGCAGAACTTTTTTCAGTTTGTCCAGTTGTGCTTGAAGCTGTTCCATCCCCAACTGATCCTGATTGTATTGGTCGCTGCCCTCTTTTTCTGAATCCAGCTTCTTCTGCATGATATCCAGAATCTTGTTGTATCCTTTGACAAAACTGGTAAGCTTCCGCGCTAAAAAATTATCAGCGTGTAGAGATTGAATAATGTCAGAATAAGCAGCGTTAGTCTTATCATCGTCAGCAAAGATAGTGTCTTCGAGCGCTTCTACTACTTTGTCACGACTAGGTTGTGAACGTTTAAAGTAAGCCAATGCGTAATAGTAGGCATTCACAATTTGATCCGGGTCTTCGTCTAATAAGCCATCAACAAGGACATCAAAGCCATCACGACCGTTTTCACTGAGTTCTTTCTTTACTTGGTTAGCAAAAGCATAGTTAAGTTTAGGGGTACAAGTAGTGCCGTCAATCATTAAATTTTCCATAATTTAAATTCCCTCCATTAATGTCCAAGTGAGCTAGTGGTGCCGCCAATATCAGTATTATGAGCGAAGTCAAACATCTTTAACCCATCGGCTAATAGTTGCGGGTCAAGTTCAGCCACATCTAATACACCATCTTGCGTATTACCATCGATATTGTAAGTGATATTAGCATGTAACAGGTTGTTAACTGCTTCGGTTTCTGGCAATCCATTAGGCTTAGCCATACCAAATTCAGCGGGCACAGACTTAACTTTCCCGCCAGTATCTAAAGTTGCTTCATTGAAATCCATGCGCCAAATGCCGATCGCCACATCTTGTTGAACTGCTTTTTTAATTCCATCATGAATCTTGTCACCGATCGTCCAATATGAATCAACGACAAATGTTTCTGATCGTGAACCAGACGTATGCAAAACGCCCTGCTTTAAGTTAACTGCCGAACTAGCACGAGTATTAGTTGTACTAGATGCAGCTTGTAATCCCAACATTTGAATCAGAGTTGCTTTATCATCCCACGGGAATTTGACCCCGTATAAAATTTTGTCAGCACTCTTTGTTTGTAGCTTTAATCCAGCCATATAGTGTTTCCTCACTTTCCATAGACAAAAATATCAAATAAATAAGCCAACCGAGTTAACGGCCGGCCTTCTAAACTGTTATCACTTAATTTACGCATTGACGAGCTGTCATACTTAGATGGCCATTCGGCTAGTGTCAATCGTTGCATAGCATTAGCAACTTTACGGCCTAATGCGTATGCTTGACCAACATTAGCTACATCAGTATAGACATCAACAGCCACGGTACCTAAGAAATAATCCAAAACTTTAATATCAGTTTGCTCTTGCTCGTTCTGCAAGCTGACAACTACCTGTGGAAACTTAGTTGGCCGTTGCTGGCCGAAATCATATACTGGAACGTTAAATGCTCGCAGACATTTTTTAACGCTCAATAGTAAGTCTTCCTCCGGTGACATATCAATCACTCCCCAATACTGCTAAGCGCATGATGCGCTCAAATTCATTATTAAGTCTCATTGCGATTTTCTCGCCGGTTGGCTTCATAAAAGGTTCGGCAGCCATTCTATAAGTGCCATATTCTACGTAGACACCATAATAATCAACGCCATCTTGACTAGTTAGCGGCTTCTTACTACCACTCCCAGCAATGGCTGCCAGTGCTCGCTTCTGATCTGCAACTGTTGCCATTGGCATAACAGATACCGACTTACCATCGTCACTAATCTTGATTTTTAGCGTTCCTTGCAATGTCCCAGTTGGCTCGTAACCAGACTTACCATGTCCAACTTGAGTGCGCTCTAAGCCTTGTGCAGCCTCTTGCTCACGTGCACCAGCATTCTTGATAAATGCTTTGCTAAGCGCCACGGCTCGTCGATATTCCTTATTGGCTTCTTCCATGGCCTCTGGCATACCATTGCGCGCAAGCCCTCTGGCAGTCTCAAATAATTGGTTGAAATAATCAACGTCAATTGAGAATGTAACGACAGGTATTTTGTCATAGTTATTCGCCATGTAATATCACCTCGTTATGGATAATGTAGAATGCTGTTTGCTTGTCATGCTGACTAACTTTTTGAATCTCATGCACCGTGTCGTTATCGCCTTCAACATATTCACCATCAAAGCCAATCGCGTCGGCCTGATAACGTCCATAAACACGAATAACAGTTGCATTGTACACCGTGCCATTCGGGGCAAATGTTAAATTGACCTGTTGCATATTAGCTGGCACTATTTGACTTCGATAGCTCACTTGATGATTAAGGCCGTTGGGGTCTTCATCAATAAGCTTAGTCAATAAATAAACCTTATCTGGATAACGCATGCCATCACCAACCAATCGCAGTAGCACCGCGCGTTGTTTTAGCTTGACCATCTACCCAGGCTTGGAGATCTGGATAGTAGGGTGCTAGATCGTTAACGTTGAACTGAAAAGAAAGACCTTCTTCACTGTGAGACTTTTCACCTTCGTTATGAAATTTATTGAACTTAGTTACGGCCAAATTCTCTACAATGTAATCTAATCCTGATGGCAAGCCTGAAATTCTAACTGAACGGCCCAGATATAAAACAATGGCTTGCTCTGCATGACCAATATATAGTGTTAGTCGTTCTTTTTCACTATCGTTAGGAGTAATACCTAGTAGAGTAATGACGTTTTCTAATGTTTTATCACTGTCCTGTGTACCACTCATATAATGCCTCCTGACTAGTGACCGAGGCTTGTGATAGGATCAGCACTAGTTACAAACTGAGCCATCGGAATCAATTTGTGATCGTAGACTTTTGACCAGTTAGTGCCATCAGCTAAGTCGTCCATCGTAGGATAAGCTTTGCCCGAATGCTTGGAAGTGAAGTTACTTTCGTTCCAAGACAACCCCTGTGGTGCAAAGACAAACCGACGACGGTTAACAAGATAGTCAACACCATGGTTCTTTAACGGATCACGATTAGTTTCAATCGCATTAGTGACTGGCAATTCAGAATAACCAACTGCACCTCGAGCAAACAAATAACTCGTGTACTTGGCACCACTTACTGGTAAGCTATCGTCAACCACAATTTGGACGCCTTTAATCTTATCGCCAGCATCTGGTGCTTGAATTGATGTTGGTACGTTGCCATTCCCATTTAAGACGAAGGTTGAGTTATTCTTAGCATCAACCAGGTTGGCATCTTGTAATTGACGGAGAACATCAGAATGAACTGCTACAATGGCCAAATCTTTATAGCGATCGCCTAATAAGAAACGAGCCTTGTTGAAGTTCTTCAAGCTGAACGTGGTATCAGTCTTATCAGCAGTAGCGTCTAATTGATTGACACCCTTCATGCTAACTGAACTAAATACCCCAGTGAGAGTTTTTAGCAAAAGCTTTTCATAGACATGTGACCAGTAATCGCTGACTTGATCACCAATGGCGCTTAAAGGATCTGCACCTGATAGTTCAGCCGACAAGTCAGTTGCACTCCAAGCTTGATCAAAGCCTAATTTCCGGGCTTGTGCTAAATCAGTAGTAATCTTGTTGACTAATAAGTCCGTTGTGTCATCTGGCACTTGAGGATCATTGTCAGCTAGTGGCTTGAACAGCGGCATGTTGGCTACTTTGCCAGCGCCTAATAATGCTGCAATTTGTTGTACGTTTTGAACGACACCGCTCGTAAAGAAAGCGTTGTTTTGTGTTGATTTTTCAGCTAAATAAGCCCCCCAGTTTTCAGGGATTTTCATATCACTTAATTGTGTAATATTTCCGTTTACCATAATTTATCTCTCCTTATTGTTTTCCAACATAAAACGACTGGCTAATGGGTTGGGCACTAGCAATTAATTTTTGAGCCTGTTCTTTGTCGGTATTGTAAATTTCAGTTTGTTTTGTTAAATTCCAACCATCTTTGGACCATGGATTATTAGTCCCTGCTTCTAGTGGTGAAGTATTGTTGCTCCCAGTAGTTACGGCTTGCTTCCCAGCCAATAACTTTTCAGTAGCCGCTTGCACTTGGCTATCAACGTATTTCTGCAATAGTCCTAGATTATCGCTTGTGGAATCTTCGTCAGTACCCATAACCAGTGGCAGCATATCAGGGCTAATCCCCTTGTCGAGTAACATTGACTTTGTCTTGTATTCCTGAATCTGAGTTGCTAATTCTTGATTTTGTTTAGTGATTTCAGCTTCACGCTGTTTACGATCAGCTTCAGCCTTTTGCTCAGCGGTCATTTTAGCTCGTTCTTCGGCCTGCTTTTGCGTATCAGCCAACTGCTGTTTAAAGTCAGCTTGCTGTTGATCAAGTTTCTTAGACCATTTAGCGTGCTGTTGACCAATCAATTCATCAATTTTAGCTTGTTGTTCATCAGTAAATGTTACCGGTTCATCAGACTGCTTACCATCTTCAAGGTTAGTTTCTGGATTCTTTGGTTCTTCACTCATTAGATAACCTCCATTTAACGTCTGTCGACTTAGTTCGTTTAACGCCCGTCGGCTAAAAAAAATAGACCTTTTAATGCCATATCTAGGGCAATAAAATATTAATCAAGTTCACTTAAGACATCTTTATAATCCATTTGTACTGGAATTACATTGCAATGACAACGTGGGTGAAATGGGGGCACGTTCATACCGACCACAGCGTCTTTAATTTCAACGATTGTACCATCGTGGCCCTCACAATATCTGCAAACATGAGGATTATCTCTGGTAACAACCTTTAGCTTGGTAAAGCCTAAATTGCTGTATTTCTTGACACATTCCTGCGTCTGAGTTGCTTTACTCTCAGTCACTAAAATACGCTCCATATCAGCCTTTGTTGACATGTAGCGCTTTTGCATTGCTGTTTCCCATAAATCTTCATTCGGATTAGGCTTGCCAGCAACACCTAGTTCTTTTGCAACAATTTTGCTAATGGAATTAGGGTTGACATGATTTTGCATTTGAAACTTGATAATGTTATCTAAATCAATTGCTAAATTATTGGCATGCTTGAAGATTAAATCTAATGAGGTATTTTCAGGCTCGTTTTGAGCAGCCACTCGATACAATGCACGACGTCTAAGCTGTTTATTGTACCCACCTAGCCCACTACCAGTTAGCTTAGTTACCTGTTGAACGATCTCTGCCTGCTTAGCTTGAACTAACTTGTTAACCTTTAATCCCATGTTAGCGATGTTAACGCGTGCTTGCGCCTGGGCTACATCTAGATTAGTTTTGTAAGGTAGATTATTTAATAACGTGGCTAAGACTTGTTCTTCCTCACGAGTAGCATTCTGTTTTAATTCAAGCACTGCATCGGTTAACTCTTTAATGTCTGCATCATCGGCGTTATCTTGCCAGGTTACATTTTTGTGTAGAAAGTAGGTTAAATTCTTAACTTGGGCATGATGTGAACGTTCGATAATGCTGATCAACTGTTGGAATACCGGATCCTTAACATCTAAAATCTTTGCCAAAGCATGAGCCAACTTATTAATGTCCATAATCAGCCTTCTTCCTTAGTAGAAGCCGGCTTCCCAGTTGCAAATATGTTGCCCAGCCCACCGTCACCTTGAGCGTAGTTATCGTCATCTTCCTTAGCAGCACGCATGTCTTCCTTAATACGTTCTGCTTCAGTATCAGCATTGATTCCAGTAATTGGTTCAGCCATATCACGAATGGTTTCGTCACTAAATTTGCCAGTGCCATTGAGCAACGTAATCAGTTGGGCAGTAGCGTCGTCATTCTTAGGAAGATTTGGCATAAAGTTAGCTTTAATCATCGTATTCCATTTGTCATGACTAATTTGGTTTAGTGTTTGCCAGTAGCTAACACAAGCATTAAGACGAGCATGTAAACCACGTTTAAACAACGTTTCCTGTAGTTTGCGTTCTTGATCACTGCCCCATAGTTTATACGACATAGCCACACCAGAAGCATTGGAAGCAAAGTTTGGATCATTAACATTAGGCGTATTAGTGTACTTGTGAATTTCGTTGATAAGGAAATTAGTGTATGTTGACCAGCCAGCTGCATCATACTGCTTAGTTAGATACTTAGCGTCAGGTTGAATAATATGCTTAGCTGTTGAACCAACACCGCCGCTTGCTGCAAATGGTTCCAAATACCACATGTGATTTTTAGGGTCAACGTTTGGATGAGCTGGTTCAATGATAATCGGCTGGCCGTCTTGGCCTATTTTTTTATTACCATTCTCGTCCAGTAAATACTTGGGCTCTGTCATATTAGAAAACTTACCAGTTAAGACGATATTGGCATTATTGAAATCTTCCTGGAAGTCAGCCATCATCGATACACTTTTGTCCAGTGCATCCAGTTGGTCTAGTTCAGGCTCCCAATCACCTAACCGTTCATCATTATTGCAATACTCGGTTAATGGGACAATACCAAAAAAGTGTGGCAATGTATCATCCAAGACTGCATTGGCAACAGGTGAATTAGTTTGAGGTAAGCCACCCTGACTATGGAAAGTAAAAAGCTGACTATCAGTATAAACCTCATAGTGTTCTACCAATTGATTATCTAAGATACCAGTCTGATAATAACGGACGCCAACAAGTGGCTTGTGATCGACAGTATCATCATAGATCACAAATGCTTGTTCAGGATCAACTCGAACTAATCCTAGATCAGTCACTCCGTTTTTAACGTATACGAGATCATATGCTCGACCAGTGATTGATAAGTCCTTAGCTAGTTGCTGGTTGACATAGTCTGCATTCGTATTAGTGATAAAAGTGTCCAATACATTTTGAAACTTTTGTGCCTGAATATCATCTACCTCAGTGTCATCTTGTAACTTTAACTGAATGGGATTCCCTATTAAATAGCCAACTCGAATGCTTGTCATATAACGAGCGAATGCTGCCGCTACTCGATTGTTAGCATGGTAAGGATTATTACTATCTCCTTGCTTTTTGATTGCGTTATTAGCTTGGTAGTAATCATACAAAGTTTGAAGTCTCGAGACTTGATGATTCTGATGATGGTTAATAAACTGATAGACAATCCTCATTAATTCTAACGGCTGTTCTGAAACTGCTGTGTATTTTCCAACTGGCATCGTGTAGTCTCGGTTGGCTTCACGGTCAAAACGTTGTTTTCCATAAATACTATTAATAATCATTCACTCCCATCTGACGACCAATCGCGTATTGTTCATCCCATTTAACACCTAACGATCCATCGTAATCCCCCATATATTGGCGGACTGCATAACGTAAGGCGTCAATCGCATGGTTGTCTTGGTCTTTAGGCTTGCTTAGCGTGTTACCCATGCGATCACTGTCAAAAACATAACTGTTTAATTCACGCCACAAATTCTTGCATTTAGGGTGAACGTGAATTTGATATTGCCATAGTTGGTCAATACCAGCCTCAATTGGCGTTTTTGAAACGCTATCAGCATTTAAAATTCCTAAATCATTTAATTGAGCGGTTCTTTCGGGGCTTGCGCTATCTGCATATATCCTAGCTCGTTCATAACCGTTAACTTTTAACCATTCAGCAACATGTGGTGTTGTTTGATGATAGGTGTACATCTCGTCATAAACCCATAGTTGCTTATTGCGAACATCAACAGCAACGGCCACGAAAGCGTTAGGATCATTACCGAAGCCATAGTCCAGGCCAAATCCAGTCTGCCCACACTCTTGTATCTTATCCATAGCATTAAAGTCAACTTGTTCAACGTTATCTTCAAATACTAGCCCTTCAGCTACGCCCCAGTCGCCATCAACGACCGTTTTAGCGCGTCTAGGGTTAGTTTGGTATAAACTATAGAGTCGCTGCTTATATTCGTCAGAGACGAACTCATTGCATCTAACGGTAGTCGTGCGAACAAAGGCATCATCACGTTTCTGGTCAAAAAACTCACGCTTTAGCCAATGGTGCTCATTCCATGGGTTAAACGTGAGTGTCACTTGATAAAAGACTTGTGGATCATTGCCACGTAACGATTCAATCACCGTTTGTAACTTGCTAAACGATTCAATTTCATAGGCTTCTTCTACCCACAACCAACACAATTCACCAGTAAGGACATTAACTGAAGTTAGTTTTAATGGATCATCAAGTCCACGAAAGATAATTTTTTGACCAGTTGGTAAGTAAGTGATTTCTGGCAATGACTCGTTATACTTAAAGTAACGCTCTAAGCGGAAGTCATTAATAGCCTTCTTGCATTCCACGAAGGTGCTAGTCTTGTTGGTATTGGCATTACGCCTTACGACCAAGATATTTGACCAATGATACTTAACTAACCGGTAAATTAAATTGTGAGCGGTGGTTACCGACTTCTTCGATCCACGACTGCCTTTAATCACTCGGTAAAAGTGATGATCACGCCAGAAATCAGTATAGCCAGAACCAATTAATTGTCGTAAACTTAAATTAAATTGTTGGGTGGTTGACATATGGCATCATCTCCAGGGGGACGTTAACATGATAATAGCAATAATTATTTTATTTTTAGGCCTACCAATTTTCTTTCATATGGCATGGCGGGGTTTAAATTGGTTTGTAGATTTCATTTTGATTGCAGCAGTCATCGGTTTAATATACATAGCTTGGTGGTTTATCGTGGCGTTTGTCATACTATTAGCCATCTCATATACAATCAAGTATTTTGTTGGCCGTCATCGGGCAAATCGTCAGTAAAGTTGATGACAACTTGTTGGTTGTCTTTACTAGATCGTTTAGCCTTAGCCTCCGCAATATCTGCATCAGCTTTAAGCTTGCGAACCCGCTGCTCATTAATATTATCATCGTCAGCACCAATCAACTTAGACAAGCTATCCAATGCCTTTTGCTTATCGTACAACTTGACCACCAAGCCATCCTTACCGCGATGAATATCCTGCACCAGTGACCAATCAATCTGATCACTCGGTTTCAAGTAGATATCAGCAACGTGTTTTTTGACTGGATTTTCATCAGTATCAAGGAACACATTGCCATCGGTGTCTGTCACTAATTCTTCGTGTACCTTGTAATCTAGTACATCACCAAGACTAGCAAACGCCTGCTTAGCGTACTCGTGAGTGATGTTATCAATCGTTACTAGCAGCTCGGAACGCTGCTGCTGCTTCAGCTCCGCAAGTTGGTTCTTAACCTCAACATTTCTCAACAGTCTACTTCCTGAACGCATGGCAGTATCATAATCACATTTATAAGCTTTCATGTAAGCCCATGTTGCATTAAAACGTTGCAAATAAAAGAGACAGAACAGTTTCTGCTTATCTGTAAGCTTACTATTTGCCTCTAGTTCATCGATTATTTTAGGTGCACCCTTTTTGGCTTTTGTGTGCACCCTTTTTGACTTAGTGGGTGCATTCTTTTTAGTGCTGCCACGTTGCCAGCCATAACGGCCTTTCCATGACTTTACAGTATTTAAGCTAACATCATACTTATTAGCAATGTCCTTGTACTTCATACCAGCCATATAGTCCTGTTCAGCCTGCTCATACTTTTCTGTCATTACATACCACCACACCTCCGTTTTTAAACCCGCCGATTTCGACTAGTTTAGAATTAATCTAGCTCAATTGCTTAATTCGTTTTGACAAACAATAGCAACGCTTAAATAAATTAATTTGAATCCATGATTCAACGTAAGAATGATTATTTTCGTCGTATTTCGTCATGTAATGATGTACCATTTGCTCGCCCTCCTTTATTTTTTATATGAAATTCACTAATCTAGTAAGTCATAAGTTTGTTTAAAAATATCGGGCTTGCATGGGCAAAGCTCACCATGAACACCTTTGATGATGTAATCACCCACGTTGGCAGTCATGGTTCCCTCTAAGGTTTCAATCTTTAAGATAGGGTGATGCGGATCGTGATAACTTACTCTAAGTGGATCGAGCCCTAGCTTATCTTGTAATGCATTAAAGCAAGTTACCGTATCTTGAAATACTTCATACTCAATAACTACTGGTTTCTTTTGTGCTCGCATGCCGCACCTCCTTATTTTTCTCCAAACTAAAAGCGCCATGCTGTTTAGCACGACGCTTCTTATCCTTACACCACTTATCAAGCCGAGCATCAGCCTGAACCCACTCTGGCGGCTCGTACCCGAATTTCGAATGTATTAATTAGTAACATCCATAACTTCTTAATTCAGTGAATGAAAAATCTCAGCCGCCTCAATTCTTCATTCACTGAATAAGTCTTCATATTTTTCTTGGATTTTTTTGGTGTGTGTCTCTATACGATCATTATCCATACCCTGGTAACAAAAAAAAGAATTTAATTTTTTTAGGTCATTAATCATGTCTTTAATACAGTCCATATTTTCTCGTATACTTTCATACCTCCTACCAGGATCGCCACATAAAAGATGATGTATATTCAAAATTGTAAAAAGTAGCGTTACCAGATCACTCAATTTTACATAATCCTTTATAAGTTCTTCCAAATTGCTCCTGAGTTCTTCATTATCTAAAACTTGCAATGCCAAGTAGTCCTTAACGAAACCCAAATCAAAAATAACATTATCCATGTACGCATATCTCAAATCCACATTAGCCCTATCCTCATCGTAGTGCCACTCTACTTCGACATTACGAACTAACATGCTTGCTTGTTGATATAATTGTTTGTATATATTATTTGGCGATTCAAAATCAATCTCACTCGTTGTTTTAATTAGATCTATTAAAATATTTATGGAATTTTTATTAATTAGATAAGTATCTCGATAAATTGAATTAACTTTTTTTACTATTGACTGCATTGCCTCATGTGATTCTTTTAATCTAAGCTCTTCTACGGCCTGTTTTTTTGCTATACTCGCGGTACGATTATTTTCAGTAAAAGTAACGAAATACGATATTCCAGCCGCTAAAACTACTGTAATAATGCTACTTATATAACTACCCCAAAATGAAATCCATGTATTATCGTCCCCAGCAATAAAAGATAAATTGATATATTTAACCCCCAGTCCAATCAATACTGGCATTAATAATACAACAATTAACAACGATCCTATATACTTTTTCATAATCTTCCTCCAAACTAACCTAACTATACAAAAACCCCCGCTAAAAAGCGAGAGCAGTTTGGAGATTGTCCGTTTTGGAGCCGCGGACGCGTTTAATGTGCTTGGTAAGGATTTGCACCCTACATGATGTGTGGACATACTGGTTGTCAACCAACACCCGTTACTCGCACCTAACTGTGCGTCTACCTATTCCGCCACAAGCACAGCCAATGTAAACAAGACGATGGGAGTTCATGTTATGAAGTTAATTCCAAACACGACTCCAGCCCTATTCAGCAGTTTAGTGACTTGCTTGGGTCAATATGATTGGTGTGGGCCAAGTCGCGAACTTATTTCAGATTCGCAACTTTCCCCGCTAATTATATCGCCGGTAGGTCTCGAACCTACATCCCATTGTGGCTTACCAATTAGCCCACAGCGATACTCGCATTCAACGGCCGATGTTAAACACGAAGACTAATGCCGGCGGCAGAGAGGAGCGCATCACCCCTTATAAATCCGCCGGCTACACAGATAGCTGGATTTGAACCAACATAGACGGTTTTGGAGACCGCCATCTTGCCAATTAGATCATATCTGCTTAATAGACGGGCAACCGTATCGATTTAACCAAGGAGGTGATGTAGCCGTAAATTTGTCCCCGTCTAACGTAGCCTGCTGGACTCGAACCAGCGACAACCTGATTAACAGTCAGGCGCTCTACCAACTGAGCTAAGGCCACAATAATGCTAGGTAATAATTGCCCGGGGTGGCTTACCTAACATTCGATAATACTAATTTACTCCCCTTTTTGACTTATTTACCGGAATCAACACGGAAACTTGTCGGAATTTACTCGGAATTCTGTCGGAGTAAATTCAGTCCTCGTCATAGTGAGCAATAATCTCTGGCTCATACTTTTTAACGATCAGGTCTTCCACGCCATCCGGATATATCTCAGCGAACATTAACTGGGCTTGTTTCAAATACTTATTAAATGTTTTGTCGGAGATATTCAGGCTAATCATGCACTTAGTTTTCGAATACCGTTTAACATAGAGCAGCATTAATAGCTCTGAATATTTCTCCGTTTCTTCATCAATTGTAACAGCTTCAATGACCTTGACAACTAAATTAGCCATAAAATCATCGTTAGCTTTACTAACTTGCTTGTCTTCAATATGGTTGCCATAGCTAGGACTTTTAGGCATTCCGTCCATTGCTGGACTTTGCAGGTTGAAATTAACCCTGCGAGCTCGTAGTCGCCATTTCCAATAGTCTTTTAGCACCCGTTCCGCATTAGCAATTGTTCGTTCTTCATCAACGTCCTTAAAAATGCTCTCCATCATGCCACCCCTTGTTTTGACTGTGCTATAATTAATTTTGTAGGAATCAATCGTAGCGGCGTCAGTGATGGCGGCGCTTTTTATATGTTATACTGGCAACGGTCATTCGAGTGGCCCTGTGACTAGTCGCCTTAACAGGCGGCTTTTTGTATGCTATACTTCAGGCACACTTGTTTAGAGCTAACGCTACTAGTAATGATGCGTTACTTTTTGTTTGCAATTCTTAAATAATGGAACTACTCTGTAGTTGCACGAATGTATCAAGCCCAGCGTCTTACCATTTATTTGGTAAGACGTTTTTATTTGTCTTCCTCCAATAGTTCCGGGTTCTCGTGCACGTTTCCCTTTAACGTCATGTCTGATTCTGGATCGTCAAACTCACAAAACGGCACAAAATCCTTAGCATGATAATAATTGCAGTGCGCGTCTGTATAACTCATTCTATTAATCAAAATTCCAAAAGCTCCATTATTTTTGACAACCGTGCCAATATATCCAGTTTCACGCCCTATCGCTCCGGTGAAAAGGTCTTCATAGAATTGGTGGCTATATTGAATAATGTCGCCTTCGTAGATATCCTTGCCGTTCACGTCTTTCAGTCCAGTAAACTGCTCCAATTTATAATTGCCTGGATCATCCTCATATTTCATTTCTCCTGAATCATTAATATCCCACCAAATATGTGAACCATCCAGGCTCATTACTGCGTTAATTTCATTTATATATTCAGAATCGATCTGATTCCACGCTCTAAACTTAATCATCGTCGCCATCTCCTATCAAATCATCTAGTTCATTAATGGCCTGTTGAACACCAGCAGCCTCACTTTTAAGCTCAAACATCAAACACTGGTTGCGGTCCCTCGCCAATCTCCTACGCAACTCTTTCATTCCACTATTCATTTGCCGGTGCTTCCGTTTAATCGTTGAACGTTTCTTAGTGTGTTTAGGCATAACTCACAGTCATTCCGGTACACGCTCTTTAATGTACGTGTCAAATTGCCGCTCAATTTTACGACTCTCTCTGGCTAACTGATCCACTGTTGTAATACGTTCACTACCGGTCCGGATTAAATACCCACGAAGCCAGTGCAATGCGTCCTCGACATTCTTACAATGCGCTAGGGGTGCTTCTACTAGGCGATTGATGCCAGACTTATCATCATAGCTAGTTACTGGGTGGCCCTGACTGTCTAATGACATCCTGTTAACCTTAACTTCGTATTTGTCACTAGTCAGATGATACTGTCCAATTTTCATATCAATCATGTTTATTCGTCCTCCGTGATTTCATCTATTTCTACTCTAGGATTTCGTTTATCAACGGCAAATTCGTCCTGGAATCCTGTGATGTGCTTTCGATTGTCGTTGCCTAAAATCCCAGCCTTCATAAAGCCGTCCAGCACAAACTTTTTAGCAAACGCGATATTATCCGCATCTTTCCGGCTGTTCTTCGTGTACCACGTAAATTTAAGCTTGCAAGGCCAGCTGAATTCGACTCCAGAATTTCGACTAGCTCGCGCATATACACTACATAAGGCTGTGTACCGCTTCTTTAGGTTAGCTGCGGCGTATCTGTTGGCCCGTTCAGCCTTGATGTACTCATTTAAGCTAGGTAGTTCGCCCTTAATCACGACTTTGTTCATGCTTTCGGCACCCGTCTAATGTAGTAGCCATTAACGATCCCGTTAGACATACTGGCCTGTCTAATTGAAAATTCTGGGGCGCCAATCCTTTTACATAATCGTGCCAGTGTTTGATAGGCGATCACTTCATCAGGATTGTTATACTTCTCAGCACGCCAGTAATCGTTAGTCAGTGGCAAGCTGTATTTGTGGACTAAATCCTTTACCCGATTTAATTCCATTGCCGTACTATCAGCTAGTTCTCTAAGCGTATGTTTGCCATGCTTATGTGCTTGCCGAATGGCTTTAATATCTTCACGTTCTCCCTGCTTAGGATCTTGTTTCATACTGGCTAGGTAGGCCGCATCACTGCTTACCTTAGTCCCAGGCTTCACCAGTCTAACTGGGAACGGCCATTCACCAGATTTGTAGTTATGTTGCGTGAGCTTAAACATTTCCGGTTCCGGCCCCATTGCTAGTGGGTGATCGATATCGGGTAGATCAGCGTTAATTACTAGTACCTGTGTTTCAGTCATGCGCTCACCTCCGTTTGCAATCCTTGTCTAGCTTGCTCTAGATCAATAAAATACTCAGCTGGCTTACCCCAACATTGAGTCAAATCAAAATTTAAGCCATCCCGCTGATATTCAATAATTAAAACCTCGAGTGCAAATAGCTTGTACTCATGAGCGCACACTTCATCTTGCGCGCTACCGCCAGCCTTTAAATGCCGTTTCATGCGCTGCTTAGTCCAGTGCAATGCGGCCGGTTCATAGGCATGGTTAGCGGCTAACTTGACTAATTGATTACCCCAATTCATTTAGCTTCCTCCTGACTGTTCATGAACGCTAGGAACGCCTCGTCGCTCATATCGTCCTGCTGGTCATCGCTTGAGTTTGACTTAGAATCCGCCTGAGAAGCATCACTTTGCGCCCACTTTGGCATAATTTCCTTACGGTGCGGCTTCGAATAACCACCCGGTTTATTAGCATTGGCCAACCGTTTATCGTGATCAGCAGTTGCTTGTTTAGCCTGTGCCAATGTCGTAATCTTTCGTTGCTGCCAACCCTTGATCACTGCACGCAAATATTTCAAAGCTCCCCGCGACTGCACATCGTGTTCACCAGCAATTTGAATGGCGTAAGCCACTAATTCAGGTTTAAGCACCGCAAGCCATTCATCAATTTCGGGACGAGCAACCCCGTTCGGAAATCCCCACAGGCTGGTCCAGTCGTTAATGACTTGCTCGCGCGTCACGCCCGCGTCATCATCATAAGAGTCAGTATCAGTCAAGTCAGGGTCAGTACTAGTAAGTTCTTTATGTTCTACTGGTTGACCTCCACCTTGCCCAACCAGTTGGCCTACTTCATCTAAACCAGTTGACCTACTTTTATGACTTGTAGTTGGGTTACTGGTTGGGTAACCAGCTGACCTACTATATAAATTAATAATGCGATATTCAGGTGGTTTCACATTTTTCTTGCCTCTAACGTATTTAATTAGTCCTAGTTGCACTAATGAGTTGCGTGCTTTATCGAGGCCGGGTTCGGATAGTCCTGTAAGACTGAGTAATGCCGAATTTTTCATGCGAAACTGAACGTCCAACTTGCCTTCGTCGTTCGCATAGTCTAGTAACTCGCGATACAGATTATTTTGGCCGTTAGAGACACTCGCTTCATACATCTTAAAATTACGGTACGCTCGTCGTTGTTTGAAGTAATCCAAATTCGTCCCTCCTTTACTAATGGGCCTTTCACCCATTCGGTGGATTCAGTCACTGCTGCATTCAAGCCAATTCGAATGTTTATTTCTTATCAAATGCCGCTAGCAACCCTTGTAGCTGACTCTTAGCATCCTCTGCTTGTGCTACTGTTAGATTCTTCCAATCGTCGTCAGTCCCTTTCCAGTCAGGGACAATTTGTTGAATAACCTCATTAGTCACTGATAATGGTGTGCCATTCTTGGTTTGGGTGGCCAGTTCACCAGCAAGGTTAGCAATCTCACTCGTCTGTTTTGAACTAGCAATGATGTTAGTAGGATCAAAATCTTCATGTGCTTTATCGTCAGTTTCAGGCTGTTGCTTGCCAGCTAGTAGTAATTTAGCAGCAGTCTTAAATTCAGGTTTCTTTGCATTCTCAGCTAGCCATTCAATATAGCTACGATTCTCATTCATGACATCTCCCATGCTCTTGCCTTTATTTTTGCCAAAGTTAAGTTTTAAATTAAAGGCTTCATCATAAGTCATGGTTTCGTTATTCTCACGTTGGTTAAAGTTCTGCATATCTTCGACATCTTGCGTGAAGACATTTGATAAACTAGCGATGGTCAGTGTGGCATCAACCTGGGCCCGCTTTTTCGCCATTTTCAATACCGTGTTTTTCATTGAAAAGCCATCACGAGAAACGTACTTGCTCTCTTTTGTGTTTGCCGACCCTAATCCCTCAGTTAACTGCATACCGCTCTTGTACAGCACGCACTTGACGGTGTAGTCGAAATAACCCGACTCGTAGTCCTCAACTTTATCGATAACGTTGTATTCGCTGGTCACGCCCATCAACATTTGAATTTTTTCGGCACCCGGTTTAAGGAGCGTCGGCTTCTGTGTACCAGGGACGACCCCAAAATCTTGACCATCTTTTAGTTGATGTTGAACCATAGTTTGGAAATTAGAGATAGCCTGTAGTTCGCTAGCCATCTTGTTTTGATCAGTACCCATGATTAGAGATAGACTGTTCGTTTGATTTTCTGCTTTTGCGATTGCTTCACTCATATCGGTTCCTCCTAATATTTAAACGTGACCTTCTCAGTTGCCGGTTTTGCAGTAATACCAGCGATAATCTCGCCATCTTCCATGACAAACTTGTCACCAACCATGCGACCAGCTTTTTTTAAATCGACTTTATCAATAGATTCCTTGACCTTGATATATTGGCTCATGCCCTGATTACGAAGTGAGTTTAAAACCATCTTTTCGTCATACGCTAACCCAGCCGGGTTCTTACGAGTTGATACACGGCCATTAGGGGTATCGATTTTGAATTTCTTATCGACTAACCGTTGATCACGTAAATAGTCGGTCAGTAGCCCTTCGAAGTACTCGCGGTTGGCTTGGTTCTTATCAAGCTCCCGGTCGCGCCATGCAATTGCCTGGTCAATATTGTTCTTCGCAACTTGGCCAATTTCATCATCATGCGCTTGGATAGCCTTGAGCTTCTTTAATGCCCAGTCGGCTTTCTCTAATGAGTCAATTTTGAATCCTTCGTTTTCACGCTCTGTAACCGTTCTAAGTTCTTCTTTTAACATTGCATCCATGATTGAAATCCTCCTATTTAATATCCAGCAATGACGCCACTTTCAATCAGCTCTTCCTCAGTAGGCACATCATCACGCCAGCCTTCCGCAGCTTCTTCTTGGTCAATTAACCAGCTATCGTAGCCGTTCATTTTGCCCACCTCCGTATTAACGTGACTAACCATTGTTTTAGCGACTGTTTCGGAGTACAATAAAAATCGAAAAAGAAAATTTTACTGTGATTTTTAATTTTAGCTGCACGGGTACTCCCAATACTCGAGCAGCTTTTTTCGTACTCAAATTTAGAACTTAACGGTACTTTGCGTACTTCCAATTCGTTCGACCTCCTTAAATGTGCCAAAAACATTATTCAATTCTTCAATTGTGATTTGTTTGTAAAGCACATTTCCAATCCTGAACGTGAACTTCATTGTCTTCATCTCCTTAAATTCCAAACCAACTAGCAACTTCATGACGCTTGAACCACAATGCCGTTAACGCGCAGCCTACTATTGCTCCTTCAATCATTGCTATTTCCTCCTAGCCATTTTCTTGGTTGACTTTATCGATTACTTCCTGCAATTTATCCATTGGAATACCGGCATACTCAGCCTTCTTAGCCAAATCGGTTATCTCGGCGCTAATCTCTTCTGCGTATTCACGTGGATAGCGTTCAATAACTAGTTGCTGCGCTGGTGTCCGATCTCTCGGCTTGACTGTAATAGCTTCTTCAAACTCAACCTCAATTCTTTCTCGCTGACGCTGTTCCTTTTTCTGTTTCATCAAAGCCGAGAACATATCACCTTGTAGCTGACGATCATTCTGGAATGACAGCACGCCGAAATTCTCACGAGCACCAGAATAATTAAGCCAAAAATCGTTAATTACATTTGCTAACGACTTCCTTATTTGTGAATCAGTGCTTCTTGATCCACTCTTCAACCGAGACAATTGTCCGGGAGAAACATGCGTCCTATCTGCAATCTGCTGCTGTGTTAGTGTTTTATCTCTACCTAATGCCAATGACAATTGCTCTGCAAACTTGTTCTTCATACCTACACCTCTGTATTTTGGAAAGGACTTTATATCGCCTTTCCACGTAATTCACCTATAATTTAAATTAATCGGGATGATCTAATAGGTAATCCATCATCTCAGCTGCTGGAATCTGCCAGCCGTTATGGGTATTCACATAATCAATGAAGCCACCCTGTTCAATATCCAAATCATGGCGATGCTTGGTTAAATATCGTGAGGCTCGTTCGGTTGATTTAGTTCCGTATTTATACTTGGCCAAATCTTTAAGCTTCCAAGTACGAATACCACGCTGTGCTTGCTTCCAGGCTTGGAACCTCTCGTATTCTTCTTCGCTAATGAATTGGAATCCCTTTGGAGCCTCATGCCGAATCAATATCGTATCTGACATGTTCGCACCTCCTAATATGAAACTGACATAAGTTGGCTAGCTTGCTCGTTATACTCGGCCGTTACCGCTCGGAATTCAGCATCTAGTGCTTTATCGCTTAGTGCCTCAAACATTACTCTTGGTGTTTCTGGTTTAACCTTTGCTAATGCATTGATTAATGTAGTTCGTGATAGATGTGTCATTTTGCCGCCTCCTTTTTATGACTAATAGTCATATTGTTTCCGCGCAAAAGATCATCAACAGTTACGTTTAACACGTCCGACAATTTTAGAATAGTATCAGTAGAACCCTTTCGTCTGCCATTTTCCATTGATTGGACCATTGCTACAGAAACTTTTGCATGTCTTGCTAACTCTTCTTGGGTTAAATTCATTGCTTCTCTATAATATTTAAGTTTCAAAATCATCGCCCCTTTCATGTACTAATAGTAATATGTCTATTTGTACAAGTCAAGTCTTTTTGTACAAATAAAATAAAAGGTCTGTCCTTTACTATCTGTACAAGCTAAAATACTAATTGTGGAGGTTATCATAAATGACTATTGGCAAAAGAATAGCAAACCTAAGAAAACAAAAATCTTTAACCCAGCCCATGCTGGCTGACGCAATGAATGTTAGCCAAAGTACCATCGCAAGTTGGGAAAGTGATAGAAGATCCGTTAGCAACGATGACTTAATAAAACTATCAGATTACTTTGGAGTAACAACCGACTACTTGCTTGGAAAGAACGGTACTCCAAAATGGGCCAACGAGAAAGACACTAAAGACTTACAAGATTTTTTAGATGCGAATGAAGGCTCAATGACCTATGGGGGTGAAGATCTTACTGAAGAAGAAAAACAACAAGTGCGTGTGGCCATGGCAACAATATTCTGGAAACGCCACAAGCATGATTAGGAGTTGTACTTATGGATAGAGTAAAAGATATCGTTAAAACTATTGTCAATCGTTATCACACAGCGGACCCGTTTGTAATTGTGGAAAAGCTTAACATACAAGTGGAATGGTGTGATTTTGGGGCAATGCCTCTGGGTAAAAATGCTTATGACAACCAAGAGCCTATCATACTACTCAATAATTCTATTAAACACACGCCTACACAGTATTTCATACTCGGTCACGAACTGGGACACGTTATATTCCATGAGGGGTTGATTGGGTACTACACTTCCGTTAAACATGGACATTCTAAGTTTGAACGTGAAGCTGATGAATTTTCAGTTGGATTGATGGGAATGTTGTTTATTGAGGAAAATGGTCATATTCCCTATTCATACAGAGAACTGTCCTATCAATACGGAGTACCATTCGACGAAGATTAATATCAATTAATTTGGAGGAATTATGACAGCGATTATTAATACAGTATTTTTAATTTCATTCATAGCTTTTCTGTATTTTATTGGACGGGGAACTTTAAAATTTTTAACAAATAAAGATACCAAACATTCTTTTAAGTACGGACTATTATCACTGCTTGTATCTCTTGTGTTTATAGTAATCGGTATAATATTTGACCCTGCCATAAAAAGTTCTTCAGAGAGCGATAATTATAATTCGGTAAATAACGACTCTACTACAAGTAAAAAATCACCAGACTCAACGTCTCAAAGCCATTCTTCTAAATCATCTAGTTCTAAAAAGTATGATTTCAGCAAAGTTAAGCTTGGCATGACTAAATCACAGGTCACTGCTATCATGGGAAAGCCTACAGACGAGAACTCAAGCACGCTTATGTACGGATCTGATGACTTAGATTTTCAAAATGATAAATTATTTGATGGTTCTCCTGATGAAGTTCATAAAGCTGCTATAAAAAAAGATAAGACCGAAGCTAACGAATCTAGCAAGAAAAGAGTAAACGAAAGCCAACTCAAATCATTTGCTAAGGTTTTTGGGCAAAAAGACGTCGAAACTTTACAAAAATACGTTGGCTCTGCATATTCGTCTATAGAAACTTCACAGGGAATGGCTTATGGGTGGAAAACTGATTACGGTATGCTTTATAGATTAGATGATAGTAAAACTGGTATCACTCATGTATATAAAGATGGTCTTGGAGACTCCGGTACACAACTGTACGTCGGTCAGACCATCAAACAAAAACAACGTAGAAATTATTATTACTATGACTAGGAGGAAGATATGTCTATTATTCTCACATGGTTAATAATTATTATCGCTATTATGTACTGGATTTTAAATAAGTTCGTTAAATTCATGACAGCGGGGCATCTAAAACTAAAGGATTTAATTCGTGCAGGCCTTTGGTCAATGATTGGAATTTTCATCTGGAAAAGGCTACACCCAAATGAAGATATACCAGACCGTTTTAACTCAGAAATTAATAAGTATAAGGAACTTCTCGCACAGACACAGAAAAATCACGATAAGAATTAATATTGCTATAGACCAGATAGGAAGTCATTAAAAGCTAGGAGTTGGGACTACTTATAATTCGGGGAATTATTGTTATTGGGGAATAACATATTTTGGAGGGATTACTTTGGAAAGCTTTTGCGCAATTATGTTTTTTATCTCATTGATCGCAATAGTATATTTTGCGATTCGTTGGATTATCAATCACTTTATAAAAAATGGTGTTAACAAGCCATACAAAAAATATACTTTTATTTCGCTTATAGCAGCCGTTCTATTTCTAACAGTAGGAAACATAGCCTCACCAACTCATCGATCAAGTGCAGATCAGACAAGCACTTCTAGCAGAATATCTTCTAAACACAAAAAGAAAAATACTTCCAGTGAGTCAAAAAGAAAGGCTAGCATCAGCAAAGCTAACTCTATTAAAGAAAAGGAGTCATCTGAAAGTATTGCTGCCTCCAAGTCGGAATCCAAAGAAGATTCAGAGAGTATAGCTAGTTCTGAATCTGAATCGAGCAAAAAACAGTCTGAGGCAGAAAGCTCTTCAATAGCTAAAGCCAGTTCAGAATCATTAGTTGCTAGCTCGTCATCAGCTAAAAAAGCGAGCGAAACAAGTAAAACAGACAATGCTTCCTATACACAAAATGGTGGTTGGACTACTGCTGCTTCTGGTATGGTTTTTGTATCAGACTCCAATAAGTACTACACCAGCGTTAAAAATCCAGGTAATTACCAATATATGACCCAGAGTGCTGCTGATAATTCTGGTGCCAAGCCAGCACCACGGGGCAATCAATACGCAAGACCATAACAGGTCCAAGCCCTCGTCGGGGCTTTCACGCGAGCGTAGTTCAACGGTAGAACGGTGCTCCTTTGAATTGCTAACTAGATACTAACAGATGTAGGTTCGACTCCTGCCGCTCGCATCATACCAAAATGAAGGAGCTATTAATATGGAATTGCTTAGAATTATAGGTATTATCATCTTCGTCATTGGGACTTTCATTTTCTGTTTTGGAAAATGGTTTTTCGTTTTACGCACATTCTTTGGTGATCGAAGTATGTTTTACCAGCTAGCATGGGGTATCGCAATTGCAACAATAGGATTTTTGTTGTTGCTGATATCTGGGACATTTCAATAGTGCCAAGATTACTAAAAACTAACCAGACAATTGATTTCGCCAGGGGCACCGAATAAGGAGCGTAAAAGATGAAGATTATCAACGTCGCATTGCATGTTAAACCAGAACTCAAAAAAGAATATGAAGATTTCATTCATGAACTTGTTATTAATTCAGCACAAGAAGCTGGTAATGAATTCTATGGACATTTCAAAAAGTTAGACAGTGATAATGATTACGAAATTATCGAACACTGGAAAGATCAAGAAGCCGTGGATTTCCATAATGACACCCCTCATTTCCAGAAATTTCTAGCACACGTCAGTGACTATCTAACTTCAGAACCAGAAATTACCAGAATGGATTATTAGTTTTCTCGCTTTACAATTAAGTAAAAATAAATAGCACTTAATTGCAAAGCTTCTGGACCTTTAGCTCAGTTGGTTAGAGCAGACGGCTCATAACCGTCCGGTCGTTGGTTCGAGTCCAACAAGGTCCATTCACGCGAGTGTAGTTTAGTGGTAAAACGACAGCCTTCCAAGCTGTAGTCGCGGGTCCGATTCCCGTCACTCGCTTTAACCATTATATGCTAATTTAACAAATACATACTAATTTCTCGAGTTACTTTCGATAATTTGATAGAATGAGCCTATTAAAATAAATAATAAAGGATGTGCTTGACTTGAAGATTAATGCTGTAGACTTATTCTGTGGTGTTGGGGGATTAACATGTGGCTTGAAGCAAGCTGGAATAAATGTTGTTGCTGGAATAGACATAGAAGAAAAATGTCGCTATCCGTATGAGTATAATAACCATTCAAAGTTTATTCAAGGTGATTTAAAAGCCATAAAAAGTGAATCAATTGCAAATTTATATCCAAGCGATACAGACATAACTGTCCTTGCAGGCTGTGCCCCTTGCCAGCCGTTTTCATCTTATAGTTATCGTTACAAGGGATCTAATGTTTTAATAAACAAACTAGATTTATTGGACACATTTGGCAGAATTGCACATGATATATTACCTGACATTGTATCTATGGAAAATGTCCCACAATTAGCAAAAGAACCTATTTTTAAAAAATTTATCAATACTTTAAAACAAAATGATTACGTGGTCAACTGGCATATAGTTTTTGCACCGGAATATGGGGTCCCACAAACAAGAAAACGTCTTGTACTATTAGCTAGCCGAATTGGAAATATTGATCTAATGTCCCCTTTGTTTAATAAAAATAATTATCCTACTGTTCGTCAAACCATCTATAATTTGCCTAAAATCAATGCCGGAGAAACCTCAAGCATTGATCCAATGCATAAAGCGGTTAAACTAAATCCTATTAATCTCCAACGAATTAAACAATCGATGCCTGGTGGTACATGGCATGATTGGGATGAAGAATTATTACTGGACGCATACAAGAAAAAATCGGGTAAGTCTTATACTTCAGTTTACGGAAGAATGAAATGGGATGATCCTGCCCCCACTATCACAACTAAATTTTATGGATACGGTAATGGTAGATTTGGGCACCCTGAACAAAATAGAGCTATTTCATTTCGTGAAGGTGCAATGTTACAAACGTTTCCTAAAAATTATGTTTTTTTTGATGACAATCATAAAATATCTGGTCGCCAGCTGGGCATCATGATAGGGAATGCAGTTCCAGTAAAGCTTGCACTATCAATAGGTAACAGTATCATTAAAAATATAAGTAGGTGAAAAAATGACAGTTTCATCACAGAAACTTAAAATTGCACAAACTCAGCTAAAATCATTACAAAAGCAGATTGATTACGATACCCGTGATTTTCCAATTGCTTATATGGTAGATCGATTTAAATCTAATGATTATTTTATTCCAACCTATCAGCGAAATAAGGTATGGAATCAACATGATAAAGAACGTTTTATAGAATCACTTCTATTGAATTATCCAATTCCTTTAATTTTCCTGTCTGAACAAGAAAATGGAAAATTGGAAATCGTAGACGGTGTTCAAAGAATTACAACTTTAGTGTCCTTTTTCCAACAAGAGTTCTCTCTAAAGAAACTAGATAAGTTAACCGCATTAAATAATTTTGGTTTTTTAGATTTACCTATCGCACAACAACGCAAATTAAAAGATAAATCATTACGTGTCATTGTGTTAAGTGACAAAACTGAATTAGAAACACGTATTGATTTGTTTAATAGATTAAATACATCAGCAAAACGTGCAACCAATTCTGAAATTAGAAGCGGTACCTTAAGTAAAAATGAATTTCAAATACTAATCGAAGAATTGGCTCAAAGTGATCTCTTTCAAAAAACCGTCCATCTATCTGACATAAAGACTAATCGTAAAGAAGATATTGAATTAGTTAGTCGTTTTTTTGCATATTCAAACAATTATAAGAACTTTAAACATAGTGTTACGGACTTTATAACTGATTATATTGTATATGAAGGTGCCTCATGGACTGTAACAAAAAAAAGAAAGCTAAAGCAACAATTCACTGATGCATTTAAATTTGCTCAAGCAAACTTTAAACCTGGATTTTTACAAAACGATAAAAATCAAACGCCTAGAGTTAGATTCGAGGCTCTCATGGTTGGAATCAGTTTAGCGTTAAGAAAGAAACCTAATCTAACAACTAATATTGATGACACTACTTATCTATTGAATATGTCGGAATTTCATGCAGCAACAACAACCGATGGCAGTAACAGTCCGAAAAGAGTTACTATGCGTGTAGAACTAGTACGTGATTACCTATTGAAAGAAAGAATTTAGTCTTATGACAATAGCTGATGGATATTATCTCAAACAAAAAGAAATTAACTTTTATATGGACCAACTAACATTTCTTGATAACATAAGTATTGATCATTTAAATCCTTACGGAAATTATCTGAATGATAATTTGAGTAATGATGATTATAGTTTTAATGACTTTATCGTCATTTTAAAGTCCAATGCATTTATGATGCTTTATAACATGGTGGAATCCACTGTAAAAGAATTAATTGCATCAATATATGATCAAATCAATTCTTCTCAACTATCATATTCGAACATAAGTAAATCATTGCAAGACTTATGGCAAAAATATCATTTTCAAAATTTGGATCAGTCTGACGCAAAAGCTGACAAATATAAAAAGGCTGCACACGACATGATTAATTCGGTTTTAACACTTCAACCCATAAAACTGAATTATGGCCAATTAAAATTATCAGGAAATGCTGACTTTGAAAGTATCTTAACTATTACACAACAACACGGAATTAATTTTAATACCAACGAAGTTGGCAAATATAATCTTGAACTCAAAAAAATCAAAAACACTAGAAATTCCCTTGCACATGGTTCCTCTTCTTTCATTGAATCCGCTCGTGACAATTCGGTTGGAGATATACAAAAAATCAGTGAACACACTCAAATTTACTTGGAGCAACTCATCAAAGATTGTGGATTTTATATTCAACATCATAAATATAAAAAACACAAATAAATATATACCCCCATCATGGGGTATATATTTTAAGCCAAAAAGAACATACGTTTGTCAATGTCAACCTATTGTTATTTCCAATTAGGAGGAATGAAACATGTCTGTAACCAAACTTAATAATGGTAAATGGCAAGCCCGTGTCTCTTATAAGGATGATGACGGTAACTATAAGTCGGTTACTCATTTAGAAAAGCGCAAAACTGACGCTGTTGAATGGGAAACTAAAACTAAGAATGCTCTGCTGGAAGGTGCTGACTTATCACGTAGCACCGAGAGTCTAAAGCATTACTTTCTTGATTGGATCAGAATATATAAGACTGATGGTGTATCGCGTCATACTCACGAGCTATATATGGGCAACTGGCGCCACATCTCCGCATATTTTAAGGATCAACCTATGAGCGCAATTAAACGGCCGGATTATCAGAAATTTCTGAATGAATTTGGTCGCAGTCATGGAATTGCCACATCTCACAAACTTCATCAACAAGTACACACCGCAATCAAGGACGCCGTAGCTGATGGTATTCTAAAACGAGACTTTGCTTACAAGGCACACGTCACTGGACGCCCTCCTAAGCCCGTAGAGGAAAAGTATTTGACGTTGTCCGATTATAAGAAGCTGCGTAAATACCTCATTAAAACGGCTGATTATGACCACATGACTATGCTAATGATGTTGTTTCAACTAGAAACTGGAACTAGGTTCGAGGAAGCCGCTGGCCTAACGTGGGATAATTTGGATTTGAATAATGGAATAGTTCACATAAAACAGCAATGGGACGCCCGTAGACAGACTTTCCGTCCAACTAAGGGAAATGGACAGGCCGATGGAGATATAACCATAGGACCCGCCTACTGTCGTTTTATGAGGAGCTATCGTAATGCGCAGAAAGATTATTTAGAATTACACGAAATGAAGAATCCTAAGAACCTCGTATTTTGGTCCAAACTAGGAAAAATAGTGGGCAATGGGAATGCAAACGAAGAGCTAGGACGTATTTGTAACCGTCTAAAGATCAACAAAGTTACAACACACGCCATGAGGCACACACACGCTTCGATTCTTATCCTAAATCATGAGTCCCTTCCCTATGTTCAACATCGCCTTCGACATCAAAAACTAGAAACGACCGTTAACACCTACGTCCATCTTATTGAAGAAGAAAACGGCGTGTCAGATAAGAAGGCTACCGAGCTAATGGACGAAGGATTTTAAAAATGATAATTTTATGATTGCTGTAGTCCTTGTGCCGCAAGGGATTACAAAATCATTTGTTAATTTTTCTTCCAAAAACTGCTATATTTTGGCTACTTTTTTCGTTTTTGGAAGAATCGTGGAAGAACATATCGTGTTTGAGTGGTTTTCGAGTGTAAAACAAAAGCACCAAAACGCCTTTATATCAGCGTTTTGGTGCTTTGCCGTTTCTCTATATTTGTCAACTTATCACCCGCACGGGGATCGAACCCGTAACTCCGCCTTGAGAGGGCGACGTCTTAACCAATTTGACCAGCGGGCACAAATTCATTTATTATCTTACCGAATGATAAGCGGCTTGTCAAATATAATTAAGATTTTTGCCGCCTAAAAATCGTCACAACAACTAAACCAACGAATAAGAGCAAACAGTAGGCCACACTACACCAAAAAACGAAAGTCAATAATTGGGGTAACAAAAAGCTGCGCATAACTGCTAATCCGATGGCCGTGACCGCCCATACGATCAATTGTTGTCGCAGATGATCGAATAAATGATCTAATTCTGACTTCGACATACACTCACCTTCCACTCAACTAGTTTAGCCACCAACTGATACGATATTCAAGCAAAAATGCAAAAAATAGACACAAAGTTTCAGCAAAGTCTTGACAGTATTTGCTGGAAAAGTTACTATTAAATAGTTGTTATTGGGTATTCGCCAAATTGGTAAGGCAGCGGACTCTGAATCCGTAATTTACTGGTTCGAGCCCAGTATACCCAATATTCGTTATCAGCTGTTATCATTGGTTGTCAAAAACACCGTGATTACAGCTTTTTTATTACTCTAGTTTGTCATTGGTTGTCATCTCTTTTCACTAAAAGTCAGCCAAAAGGACAGCCAAAAATATAACAAAAAAGCCACTGTTTCCAGTGACTTAATACTTGCGCGGGGCAGTGACTGTTAGCCAACTTTGGTTAACAGTTTTTTTATTGTTAAGCCATTAGTCTAACGCTTATTATCAAGGCAATGACTGCGATAGTAATGTGTATCACAAAAATAACCTTTCTTATAGTTTTAGGTTCATGATAATCAGACGGCCAATGCAAAAAATCAAGCACTGACAAAACCATAAAATTAAACGTTAATAATTTTATTCCAAAAACAGGTACCGGCGTAGATAAACATAAAACTATGGGGCCATCTTGAAATATGCTAGAAACTATCAAATAAGCCGGAACAATTAACAATGTAATATTTAAAGTAACTTCAAACAACCATTTTTTTATAAAAGAACTCATTTACAAGGACACTCCATCAAATATTTAACTGCACATTATTAATTATACAGTAAAATTGTTGAAGTTTGGCTATAGCAGGCATTCAAACCGTTAGATCACTGTAAAATTTTGCAAAAGCGTGTAATGCTTCATTCTTCATATAATTAAACTTGCTGACACTAACTGATAATCGCTGGCAAGCCTCGTTGCGGATGAACCGCTTCTCAATGATGTAATCATGTAAGATAAATTGATATTGTGGGTCATCAATTGCATTGAGGGAGTCTTCGACTTCTTTTAACTGGTAAGATAAGTCAACATAGTTTATCAGGCGGCTTTCAGTGCCGTTTCGGCTGCTATGGCTTGATACTCCATCGAGCGAGGGACTAGAAACCTGATTAAAAGCCGTGAAATCACGTTTTAGTTTGGCATATTGCTTTAATAAATTGCGAATTTTCTTAACATCTTGGCGCATTGGAATCACACTTTCTAATTCCAGATATATGTATAAAAAAGAGGCTCGGGGGAGAGCCTCTCACTATAGGATATGATAATCGCCGTTTTTATAGGAAAGTAATATTAGGGCAATTACAACATTAACTCTAGTATCAATCATTTCATATGTCAAGCCTAAGCTTCAATTTTTCCACGCAGTTGTTGAATCATACTAACAACTTGATACGGTGTTTTTGTCATATCAGTTACTCTGTTTTGATACCAGAATTGCGTCAACAAGGACACGGCAAAATCGTACTGTTTGTAGACAGTCAGATCTTCATTCTTGCTAACAGCCGTCTGCACGTAGTCCTTGGCGGCGTCTAAATAACTTTGAATCATTGGGTCATCTTCAGTTACATCAATTCGCAGGCTTAGTTTAATGTCGTCTACAGTCACTGCCAACTAATCACTTCCTCATAAGTTTAACTTTACTCTCATAAAATTATATGGTATAAATATAGAGTACTCATTGCCCGGTAGTTCAGCGGTAGAATAATTGACTGTTAATCAAGAGGTCGCTGGTTCGATCCCAGCCCGGGCAGTCTCCAAAACACATATTTATCATAAAAGGCCGTGACCTTGAAGTCACGGCCCTTTTATTACCAAGTCATAGCATAATAGATTACCTCAAACACTTTAAAAGCAACATATGCGGCGAATACATACGTGATGATAATACCACTGTATGCAAGGATAAATGTGTTCTTCATGGAATCACTCCTAAAATTATAACTGCACGTTCTATTAAAATCTGATAAGCATTATCATCATACTATCACTTGTTGCTTGAAATCCCACTCATTTTGTCTTCCTATTTACCAGCAGTCACAGTTCCTAACGCCACGTTGATTACAGCGGTCTTATCAATCACTTCATAATCATTCCGCACAATGATGGAAAGCCCTTGGCTAAACTGGTCGAACTTGTCCCATTGGGCGGTTACTTGGTTACGCCGGAAAACAGCCACCGCTTGTGATAAGTCCCCTGCAATCATTGGGAACGTCCCGTCGGCGTTGTTGGCCAGTAACTTGTCACTAATCATGACGACTGGTGCCCCTAACAAGGTGAAGCCACTGGGTGCCGTTGGGTTCGTTTGTAATAGGTAACGCCCCTCGGAATCTTTCAAGGTATCAAGGTAGTTGAACCCGGACTGGTTCACTAACCACATTTTGCTCAAAGCGGGATCTAACGTCACATTGAAAATCTTTTTAAGATCATCAATATTGGCAGCCGTTGCTTTGGCGAAACTGGTTCCCGTTAACAAGCTCATAATCTGCGTGTTGTCCGTGTTATCAACCAGTTGTTGCAATTGTGTTTTAACTTCGCTGACAATATCAACTTCGGCGTCTTCCACCACTTCATTAGATAAAGCAATCTTGCCCGCCCGGGTCTTCACATCAAACGGCACTTCCGTAAACATGTTCGCGTCAACATCGGCAATGTCCGCTAGTTCGTCCTTAGTAGCCAGTACCGCAGATTGTTGACTAGTGGCAATTGGATAAGTCCCCGAACCACTAGAAACCTGTTTGACTGTTGCATATTGGGCGAGGTTGTAATTGGATTGCTTTAATTGGAAAACGGGGGTAATCAGTTCCTTAGGAATAACGGCACTGGCACCGTCAGTCTTTAAACCGTCCCGTGTTTCCCCGTGTGTCCGTACATATTGCTCAAAGGCGGGAATGCCAGTTTTGTTTCCGTTACCATTGTCATTGTTATTGGGATCAATAATTGTTTGTTTTGCCATGTTGTCAGGCTCCTTTTCTTGGTTAATAAATTTTTCATAGCTACGGGTATCAACTTGCACATTGGTATCGTCATAAGCGGGAACGGCTACCACTGACACATCGAACAAGCTCTTAACTTGATTAATGGTGCGCGTGATATTACCGCCATCATCTTTAGTCCATTCGTCGGTGTCGTCGTCACTATCAAAGCCAAACGAGCAGGAATCAACGTTCCCACTTTGAACTTCTTCGTAAACATCATTAGCAAACGACGTATTCGGCAACTGTGCGGTGAAATGTAGCCCCTTGTCGTCCGTTTCTAACGTTAATGTGCCCGCCTTAACACTGGCTAACACTTGAGTGTAGTCGTGGTTATTGAGCATAAGAACGTTTGATAAATCGACACCATCAAGGGCCTTGGGGGTTACAACCTCGGTGAAACCGCCTAAATCTTTACTTGGTGAGTTCCATACAATTGCGTAACCACTAATTGTTTTGCCCTTAGATGTCTGTGAGCCTTTAGATTGCGGGTCTGCTGAATTTTCAGCTGGCCCGTCTTCGGGTGTTTCTGACTGCGGCATTTGTGCTCGCAATTCGGCGTCAATCGTTAACCGTCGGTCTTGTTTCATGAATTAGTCACTCCATTCTTTTGTAAGTTTAAGAAAATATTGCCATCGTCAGTTGGTGGCAAGCCAATCTTGGCGCGGGCTTCGTTACGGCTCATAATGCCACCCGTGAAACCAGCCACCGCTTGGGCTTGCTGGGTCTTAGGGTCAAGGCTCAATAGCTTGTCCGTGTTAAACGTAAAGTCATGGCCAAGCTTGAACGATAGCTCGCTGGTAAAGCTATCAAAGTAATGTTGTAACGTGCCTTGCAGGTATTGCACGCCACTTTGTTCTTGGTTAGAATGATTGTTTTCAACCCCTAAGCGCTCCGGCGGTAAGCCAAAAGCTTTAGCAATTTGTCGGGTCGTCCAGTCATTAGAATTGACCAGCTTTAATACATCGGTATTTAAGGATAAGTTGCTAATATCCATGGTATCGTCAGTCACAATCGTGTTGACCGCATTGTCACCCGTATTCGCTTCATCAAACTGTTTACGAATATTGTCCTTAGCTTCCGGCCCTAAATCAGATTGATGGACTTTAATAACCGTAGTGCCGTGCACGCCAGCAGTAAAAAAGCCGGTTAGCAATTTATTGCCGGCCGACTGAATCTGGCGTTCATCTTTGAGGGCATATAGGGGACTAATTCCCGATACACCGTCTTTGGTGAAATATTTAAAATGTAAAATGTTGTTAGGCGCGATCTGACGACTGTTACCGCCAGTCGGGGTATAGGTGTAGGTTAACGCCCCACTGACGTCATCTTGTTCAACCGTCAATTGGTTATTGGAAATCAATTTCAATGTATGATTAGGCAAAATTTCAGCAAAACTATTACCATTCAGTAACAGGTTAGCCGCCAACGCATATTTAAAATGGTACCCGTCCATCTGACTATTGGGATTCTGATTAATCATCGTGTTAAAGATTGCCGTATCACACATAATCGGATTGCTGGCAATATCGCTCGCAATAATATTAATCGCCGCGTAAATGTCACTATTACGCAACACCGCCGCACTCACAAACGTATACGGGTCGTTACTTGATAAACTAACCAAGGCGTCAGCCACCGGATCATGCGTGCCACTGGTGGTATTGCTTTTAACAAAAAAACTCATTTAATCACCTCTTTGCTTTTCATAATTAATTAGCAAGGCCAGCAGAATCATGGCTATACCAGCCAATATTAGCCCCGCTTGCCAGCTGATCCAGCAACCAAAACCAATCACTAAGCATATTAAGCCAATCACCAACAAGATCGTTTGTACATAATCAGAACAGATCTGCCGCAGTCGCTGTTTTGTAGTAATCTTCTGCATGCTGTTGATCCTCACTTTCTTGGTAATAGTCCATACCTGCTACAAACGCGTTAATCAACGCCGCAATCGGGTCAATCCGGTTACTGTTGCGGGCTTTATCCAGTTGCCAACCATTGTTTAGCACTTTTAAGATGGCGTTATTGACCGCATAAGCGAGAATCTTGTTGCCGTTATGTTTAATTTTGTCATCGTAAAGCTGATCACGGAAATTACGAGTTGGAATATTCAAAGTCTTGGTGCCTTGTCGCACTTCAAACAGTGGGTAGCTTAATTTCTCGAATTTTGTAATTAACGTTTGCGCGTTATACGGGTCATAAGCGATTGCTTTCACTTTCCAGTTGTATTTCCCGACCAGTTTTTGTACAAAATCAAATAGATTGTCATAATCAATAATGCCACTATCTAATCGGGTGATACTACACTCACCCGCCCGTTCCATTGACCGGTAATCAATGCCATCACGTTTAATCTTAGAATCAAGGCCGTATTTAGTCCCCACAAACGAATGACTGTCACAATAAAACTGACCGTTACCAATTGGAACAAGCCAACTAACCGCGGTTAAGTCATTGCTTTTTGATAAATCAATGCCAATATAGGCGTCACGATTATGTAAGTCGGGCACCTTTGCCAATTTACCAGCGGCCCAATCGTCTGCTGAAATATAACTATCCTCGCTGGCTTGCAACCACATGTTGAAGTTCTTAACCAGTATTGGAATGAGATTATTTTGTTTAATGGCAAGATCTACGTCGGCCTGAATCTTTTCCGTCATGCGTTGTTTAACGTGTGGTTCACTGAATAACGGGTTGGCCTTAATCCAATTGGTTTGATCGTAAACTTCTTCGCGGTCGTCCAGTTCCCAAATTGCCACAAAATAACGGTCAGCTTCGGTTTTCCCCTTTAAAACGTCCGTCAGCATGTCATATTCGGCGTGCATTGGAACGTTAAGGTTAAGACCCGAGGTGGAAATCACCGCCAGCAGGGAGTTATCTTCTTGTGCTTGACCAGACTTTAAAACGTTGTACACTTTGCGGTCTTTAGCTTCGTGCCATTCATCTAAAATAACGGTAGTCCCGGCATAACCATCAAGCGTACTGGTATCACTGGCAAGGGCCAAGGCTTGCGAATCAGTTTCTAGGTCGGTAATGGCTTGTTTCTGTACCTTAATCCGTTGCCGCATGTACTTCGATTGTTTACGGACTTGCCTTAACCCACTTGAAAGCATGTCGTAGCCTAATTTAGCTTGTTTAAGGGCGTTGCTGACGAATAATACTTGTCGGTTGCGGGCGGGCTGACGTTCTCTTAAAAGGCCATTAGCGGCCATGCCAGAAGCCAGATAGGTTTTACCGTTCTTCCGGGCCATACTAATAAACGCACGATCATAACGGCGGTTACCGGTAGTTTTTTCACGCCAGCCATACAGCTCACTAATAATCCATTTTTGAAATGGTTGCATGGTGAGTTGGCTGCCGTCAGTCTTAGGCATTAATTCGATAAATTTGACCGCCTGTGCCGCTTTGTCTTCGTCATAGTAGAACGGGAAGCTGTCGTCCTTAGAACGGCTTAAATCGCGTTTAAATCGCTCACACGCCCATTTAATCTTTTGACAAGCCAGCACTCGACCCGATAAAACTTGGTCAACATATTCAATCATGATAACATCGCCTCAAAAGTATCTTCGGGTGTTTCATCTTTTTGCTTGTTTAATTCCATGCGCGCCCGGCTAGATAACGACATGCCTAAATCATTGGCTAAGGCTTTTAAATCTTTCATCGCTTGTGACTGCAAGGCCACGTAAGGGTTCGGCTTACGTACGCCAGTATCTTGATTAGTTTGTACCAGTCCGTTCTTACGAATATCATTCTCACAAGTCTGTACCGTGGCATAAGCGCGGCAATAACTGGCTAACATGGCCCGATCAAGTTCACTAATTGGGGTATTGGCCTTTAAATAAGGCGCTACCCGTTGCCATTCAGTCAAGGCCCGATCATGTAACCAATCTGGCGGGGTTAAATCAAGCACCGGATAATCAAATAACGCTTTTTCAGCGTCTTTACGTTGATCACGCTCATCATTGGTTAAGTGTTTCTTCATACTAGCTAAGGCTTTTACTTTTTGGCTCATTCGGAGCACTCCTTTCGTTTAAATTTACGTACCAAAAAGCCCCCACGGGTTAGACCCATAGCGGCTGATTGATACATATATCCAGAATTCGTTTATTATACCTATATTATCGCACATATCTCTAAAAAGTACAATTAATAACATGTATATATTTACACGTTACCCCCTGACTGACTATTTGTTTAAATTTCGCATTATTAGTAGGGATATTTCACAAACCAGCAAAATAAGCAAAAAATCAAAGTTCAAAAGGGACTTTTATAAACACAAAAGTCCGCTAGTTGCTCATTTCGAGTCGACCATAGCCCCCCCATATCAACGTTTCTGGGCTGTCATGCTATTTTGAATTAGTCTCGTGGCTCAAAATTGAGCCGCCAACTTGAATTGTTCACTCGGCCGAAAAATAGGCGCAGTCCATTGCCAATTTTGGCAACGTTGACGCAAAATGCGGGTTGGTTAACTTGGTCGAAAATTTCGACTCAGTAGCTCGGCTGAAAGTTCAGCGCAGTATTGCGCAGATCTACTACTGTGGAAATACCTTTTAATATGAATCTTGAATTGTGGGTATAAAATTGCGACTCACAAATTGTTTTCTCGCTTTCACGTGATATAATTAACTTAACTGTCAGGTTAATTATCATAGATTTCAGCGGTCGCCTTAACGGGCGGCTTTTTGTTTACCTATCTAAGTTAAGCTTAGGTAGCACAAGCAACCTGTCACGTCATCTTAGCGAGTCAGCTAGTGCACCAAGTTAGTACGTTATCTAAGGTCGTAACTTGCGACCACAGATACTAAAAAGCGCCGCACCTTTCAGCACGACACTCATTGGTTATTTAGTTTGTTGCTCCCGTTGTTCTCTAACCAGTCTAGTCTTCCGGTTATGGTGTCTATGGCAAAGACTTTGGAGATTGCTCTCATCTAGTCGCCGGGACCAATCGTCTTTGATTTCAATAACATGATCGACCACATTGGCTTTACGGATCACCCCATCTTGGTAGCACTGCACGCATACCGGATTGCTTTCAAGGAACCGCCGTGACAACTTGCGCCATGCTGACGACTTGTAAAACTGCTGGTACCTGCTCTCGTCAGAATCGTACATGCGTTTGTGATATCGCCACTTGTTAGTGGCCTTGCGGTGCTTCTCACAGTAGCGTGTGTCATAGGCAACCAACGTCCGACAACCCGGGTGCTCACATTGCTTCATTGGCTTAGCCATGACCGTTGACCTTAGTTAGTGTGACCACGTCATAGGCATTCAGTTCGCTATCAGAACTAACGCCAGCAACGCGATACGTAACCCCATCTAATATTGCCTCCAAGGTCGTCGTGATTCGATCGTCATGGCGTACCACGATTAGCTCGTTAGTTGTCGCAGTCGTACCAGTAAGGCTAATGGTATTACTGACAGTTAACGTGTACTCACCATACCAGACAGTGAACAGTGTCACAAATTGTTGCTTGGTTGTGCCGTTTATTGGGTTCTGAACAGACTTGACGGTGCCAAACTGTACCCGCTTATTTAGGCGGTTTAGATTATAGTTCTTCATTAACTAACCTCACTTGTAAATAATCATGGCGCAATATTCTGCAGAAGAAGAATCTAGGTCTGCCCCAAACGCGTTACTTGAAAACTTAATGTCAATGACATTGTCACTATCAATCCGGTTGGCTAATTCTCTGTTAATTGCTCGGTCTAAATCTTGTACAGACATTCGCATAATCGTTTTTGTTTTAATCATTATAGTTAGATCCTTTCTATCATGTTAATCATCTAATTGTTCCAACATCTTGTACGCATTTTTGCGTTGTTCTTCATCGCTTAAAGGATTATTCAAAACTTGGCTTGAAACGTTTCGGATAACGTAGGCGTCAGCTAACCAACCTTGACTTGATTTCATAAAGTGATCGTCACTAAATTGTGCATAAATGGGGTACATGAGTTTTAAGTCTCTTAAAGTTTCTGGCTCATATTCTCCATCTTCATTTGGGGTAAAGCTTCCAACCAATCCTTTATCTTTTGCTTTTTGAGTTGGATCACCATTTTGATCTAAAGCACCTTCTTTAATCAAGACTCTGTAAATACACGATTTCAATTCATTAACTCTATTTGAGACAATTGGTCCATATTGTTTAACGTAAATGTCAAAAGCTTGCTCAACTAAACTTGGATAAATTACTTTCATTTTTCCTTTTCCTCCTGTACTTGAAACTTTTCGTTTTAACGTGGTACACGTGGTACACGCGGACAATCGTTGATTTAACAACGTTTCAAAGTGGCCTAACGTGGTTCATTACCCAGTACAACGTGGTACACTTAGCATTTTCGATCATTGTACGCGAACATATCCATGTGGAAACTTTCCATTCATTCTAATTCTTTTAGCTTCCCAGCCGTCCATATTGTCCATTAATAGCTTGATTCGCTTAGCTTCCGAGTTTGTTCGCCCGGTTAAATAACGATCGACTGTTTTATGGAAGACAACTTCCATGATTTCCAGAGTTGTTGTTTGGTTGAGTAGTTTCCGTTCATTACTAACTTGATCTTTTAGCCACTTAGAATGATGGCCGTAGTCACTGACATAGCTTTGTTTTAAGCCGGTACTCATATTTTCCCAATCTGCGGGAACTTCCATTGCTAAAAACGCTTCGATGGCATCTCGCATAGGGTCGACAGCTTCCGCAGCCATCTGATACGCCTTAGCCTCTTTCATAGTGGCCTGATCCAGATATAGCAGTTCACCATTCCTAAACCAGTACATGGCTTCCGCCAATACTTGAAGAATGTAATTCTCTTCCGGGTGCCATACATCTAATTTGGCCTTGTTGACCCCACATTTAATTGGATAGAAGCGCCGTTCACCGGTCGCGTCCTTTAAATAGTCAGTTTGGTTAGTTGTGCCAATAAATACGCATTTACGCGGGTGCGGTAACGCATAGCGGCCATAACTATTCCGATACGTGTCGGACTGTGCACTAATAAAATTTTTAATTCCCTCAACGTCCGTTTTTTTCATGGCGGAAAGCTCGGCAACTTCAATAATCCAACTACCTTGTAACTGTTGATAATCGTCTTTCTGCTTACCCATTCCTTTCAACGAATCATTGAATTTATCCGGGTATAGGTTTTTACCAGCCGTACTCTTGCCAAGTCCTTGGCTCCCCTCTAAGATAGGGACAATTTCAAACTTAACTCCGGGAACATAGGCCCGGGCAATAAGACCAGTTAGCCATTTCTTAGTGATGGTGCGGGTGTAATGATTATCTTCGGCACCTAAGTAATCAATGAAATAACGTTCAGCACGTGGCTGGCCGTCCCATTCTACCGCTTCAATACGAGCCTTAACCGGATTGATTGTCTTGCGGCGTGCCTCTGTAACTACCGCGTCGGTAATGTTTTCCTTGCTGAATAACAAGTTGTAATGATCCTCAATATAACTTCTCAATAACGTGTCATCACTATCATTCCAAAAACCTTTTTTGAACAGTGAATTTTCTGCTTGTGGTGTTTTGACAATTTGTTCCGAGAACTCGTCAAAGACAACTAGCCCTTTCAACATTTCGTCATGTTCCATAATTAAGCGGATATTGTAAAGAGACTGTGTTTTAATTCCATCGTCCGAATTCTTCTTGAAATCGTTCTGCCAATCAGCGTCACGTTGCATTTTGATAACATTGTTGGCCGTTTCTCGGGTCTCTGCTGGTAAATCCATTGCTTTGCCCATTAATGAACCCCCTTACTCTCTCGTTTTAAAATGGATTGAAAAATCACATTAACTTCCTTGCTTGGTAGCGCCGGATCAACGAACGAATCATTAATCACCGACAGCATGTTATAAACTGTCTTGGGAGCGGCACCGACACCAAACATTCGACCAGCAATTTTAGTTAACCAAGCATTGCGATTGCCCTGGGTTGTCCCGGTTACCATTTCATCTAACAAGCGACCGGTATACTTCTTTTGGCGTGTGGTATAGGCGTGTTCTGACGTCCAGTTCACTTTTTGGCCCGCCAACTTATCGACTAACCATTGAGGAGCCGGCTTAATATCAGCCAAGGTTCGACCGTCAATAGCTTGGTATGGCTTGCCGTTAATCTCACTTGGCGCAATCACCGTGAAGTCACTTAGCAAGTCAATTCCGGGCCAAACGTCAATCTTGCGAGCCTTAGCACCCGCATATTTCAAAAAGTAATGTACGCCGCCGTTAGCTGTCCGTTCAATGTAGGTATCATTCGGCAACGTCTGTCCTTGCTTAAATAGTTGTGCCAAGCTAGCCCGACCATTTTTAGTCGGCTCGTGCATATCAATGTCAACAACCAATAAATCCGATAAATCTAGCCGCAAGCCTAAGTTGTAAGTCGGGTGCTTTTTGAACCATGCAAAGATGGTGTTCTGGTCACTAGTTGCGGCTTGGTAGCCCGCCACCCCTTTAGGTGGCTTCTTCGTATTTTCAATCAGTGGGTAAACCGCATAGCCTTGCTGGGCCAGCTCAATGGCTTTATCAAGCGTTGCGAACTCTTTCATTGTTCATCACCGCCTAATCTTCGGGACAAATGTCATTGCTAACTGCCATAATCGAATCAGCAACATTTTGCATGTTTTCAACAACGTTTCCAGCGCGGTGGTTTGAGAAAAATAATTGTCCTGACCATGTGTCCCCACTATTAACTGACGCAGATACCATATCTAAGTAATCAATTGCCATTTGCAGATTGTCACGTGCCACTGATAAATTCTTAGCTTGTTCCACTAATTCACTATTTGTCATTTTCCATTCTCCTTATTCGTGTTAAGATAAGGGAAAGCATATTTTTGATTATTTCTTTCTGACCTACTACTCGCCAAAGTAAAGTAGGTCTTTTTTGTATGCTTTCCCATGCGACTGACCTCACACTCCAAAATACCGACGCGGGTTCTTGATTAACTTAACCACCACGTTGCCAACAAACGACACAATCATAAACTTGATTACCCATAAAATTGTTGTTGCTATCATGAAATCACCTCCTTAAATTTATTCTGCCCCCGCACGGTGCAATTAAATTGTTTTTGAAGCTAAATACTTATCTAGCTCTTTGCGTTCAATGCGTTTTAGTCTACCAATGCTAGTTACCTTTAAACCGTCATTAATCATCTTATAGACCGTATTCACGCTACCAATGTGGAGTTCATCCATCACTTGCTGATAAGTAAGCCATTGAACTTCTGCTCTATTCATAACTTTTTCTCCTTTTTGTTTCATATATGAAACTTTTTTAAATAAGAAGTTTCATTAACAATACTAAAGATACAATATATTTCATTCAGAGTCAAGTGTGTGATACTATATATTTTGAAAGGTCTCTAAAACGAAACTGAAAGAGGGTATAATAATTGAATCCCATAAAAGAACGTATGCTCAATTTGAATATTAAATTTACTGAGTTACAAGAAGTGACAGGTCTATCTAAAGCCACTATCGCTAGATTAATAAAAAATGATGAAATACCTGATAATACTAGGCTCTCTACTTTGAAAACAATTTCACATCATTTAGACTGCCCTGTATCTGATCTATTATCATCCCACGTTCCTAGCTACTCGTTATCTTCTCCAACTGTAGTAAAAAAAGCATTGCGCAATGAAATTGATAGTATTACATTTTCATATAAAATTTCTGTGAATTTTGGAACTATGAATAATTCAAGGTTTAAAATAAAGTTTTTCCAAGATACAAGAACAAAAAATCTGACAAGACTAGTAATATCTTTGGAAAAAGATTCGTATTCAATGATTGGCTACTTAATATCTAACAACTATCAAAAAACATTGATGGCCATGATCACAAACATGATACAAAGCTGTCCTTATGAACTAAGCGAAACAGATAAAAACAACGCGTTAACCTGTGATTTTAATGCATTTTTCAACTCTGAATTTTTAGCATTTAGTACTTTTATTTTTGATTTTACAGATTATAGTAAATCCCATTTTGTGCGTCTTATTTTTAAATGATCCTTTTTTCTTACATAACACTGCCCCCGCATGGTACGTTATGGAGGAAATTATAAATGGCAACAATCAAGAAGTATCAGGACAAGGACGGGAATACCCGTTATCAGTTTCAAGTTTATTTAGGCGTTGATCCACTAACGGGAAAAAAGAAAAATACCCGACGCCGTGGATTCAAGACAAAAAAAGAAGCCCAGATTGTATTATCAAGACTTGAACTTGATATTTACAATCATGGGCTACCAACTAAAAACGATAATACAATTTTTAAAGATATTTACCAGCTGTGGTTCACACAATATAAACAAACGGTTAAGGAAAGCACTTGGGTAACGACTCAACGGCTGTTCCGGCTTCATATTTTACCAGTATTTAGTGATTACAGGATTGCTAAAATATCCATTAAGGATTGTCAAAAAGCCATTAATCAGTGGTTTAATGCTGGCTTAGTAAAGTATCATACTCTAATGAATTACGTTGCCAAGGTGCTTGATTATGCCATCAACATTGACTTGATCAGTGAGAATCCAGCCAAGCGCGTTATTGTGCCAGTAAATAAAAATGATCGTTCACGCAAAAATTTAGAAAATTACTTTGATAAGGCTGAATTACAACACTTCTTTGAGTGCCTGAATGATGATGACAATACACCGCAAGCCAGTGTATTCTTTCGTTTAGCGGCCTTTACTGGTATGAGAAAATCTGAAATGCTTTGCTTAGAATGGTCTGACATTGATTTTAGCAATCACACTATACGGGTTAATAAAACACAATCCCGTGGTGATGGTGCCCGTCTGCTAGTACAAGCGCCCAAGACAGCGCGTAGCAATCGGACGGTGTATTTAGATCCCACTACGGTCAAAATATTGCAACGCTGGCAAGTTGATCAAAAAGAATGGCTACTACGTTTCGGATTCAACATTAATCAGGGTAACCACTATGTGTTTGCCAATGAAAATAACGAAATGTTTCAACCATCTAAGCCACGTAAATGGCTTGAACATACTCTAACTAAATATGACTTGAAGCATGTCACGGTTCACGCATTCCGCCACAATTATGCGACACTTGCATTTGAAGCCCATGCTTCCATCAAGTCAGTACAAGACCAGTTAGGGCATTCAAGCTATCGCACGACTTTAGATATTTACACCGCAGTTACTGCCAAGCAAAAAAACGAAGCCACTGAAAAACTGGCTAATTACCTTAATTTTTAATATTTAGACTGCTGAATTTGACACTTTTTACCAAATGTACCACGTTGTACTGGGTAACGTACCACGTTAGGGCACTTTGAAACGTTGTTAAATCAACGATTGTCCGCGTGTACCACGTGTACCACGTTAAAACGAAAAGTTTCAGCTCCAGCAGGAAATAGGGTTAATTTAATGGTAGTCAGCCAAAAGGACAGCCAACTCAATTTCTTAATGGCCTGAACGCCTCATAATAGCTGGTATACAAGCATTTTTGGTGATATGGGGGTCGTTCCCAGTATACCCAATCAGAAGTACGGATAAAGCCACGCAGGTAAGATCAAATTTACCTGCGTGGCTTTTTATGAATTGTCACACCCTTGCCAGTGCAATTTTATCTTTTTTCACTCAAAACGGTTTACGGACTTGATTAGGGGTTTATAATAGATAGTGTAGACTGTCTGTGAAGCCTTGTAAAATTGTCACTATTTTAAATTCAATCCAAAGGAGATAATGTTGTTGGTATACAAAGATGTTTTTGGTATCGATCACAATGATTGTCACATTGTTCAGACGCGGCACGAGTTTAACCGGATCTTCATTATCGAAAATGAAGTTGGCTCTCGCTTTACTTGCATCAAAGATGATGCCCCACTCGAAAAGAAGATGTCTGGGCACTGGAAGTATGCAAAAGCTAGCGACGCCCCTAAGAACTATGCCGTTCCTTATAAGGCCCAGAAAAACTAAACAACCGTTGAAAAGAGGATTACGATGCGGCGCTATCAACCGTTAACCAAATCAAATGGCCGGGTCCCCCACTCGCTCAATCATAACACCAACCCCTACTATGGTCAGCATGGTGCTGATTGGGTCAAAGACACGAATGCTTCGCTATTTAATGTCCAACATGAGCATCTCCAATCAAAGAGCCATGTTGAGCGACGCGTGCGGCACAACGTCCGTCAAGTGCTGTGGGTGGTCGTGGCGATTCTTGCCATGTTACTTGGTGGTTTTATCTTGTTCTCATTAGCGATCAATATTTAACACTAAAAAGAGTCATTCAGCTTATACAAGTTGAATGACTCTTTTTTA